CGCGGCCCGCTCGGCACCGGGGGCGCTACCCTGTCGATGCCGCACAAGATGTCCGCCTCCCGGTCAGCCCACCCGGCCCGATAACCTGACTGGAAGTCTGGGCTGGCATCCTTCCAGGGGCGAGTGACAGGAACGTCCTCGGGGTCAGGGGCGCTTGGCACCGGAGCGGTGGGGGCAATCCCGTTGCACACGCAGTTCCACGGCGCAATTAGCGTGCCGTTCTCGCAGATGGGGCACCTCCACGGCGCGTCCCCGCCCTCCGCTACCGGATCGGCGGCGAGGGCGGCGCGGGTCCTGCACGCGAGGCACGCTCGATCCGCGTTGACGGACCTGTTCTCGTCACAGGTTGCGTAGTCGTGCGGGATGTAGCCGGAGTCGAAAACGTCCCGCAGCACCTCCGTCAACCGAACGACCTCCCCGTGCTTCTTGTGCCAGCCAGCTTCCCAGGAATCGACCTGCGCCCGCAGCCTCCCCGCCTCGGCCTCGGCCAGCGCGGCGCGGGCCTCCTTCTTCGCCCCGTAGAACGCTTCGCACCGGACCATCCGGCGCGACAGGCTCTCCTGCGAGAACCTCTCAACCTCGGCGGCGTCCCAGGCATCGTGCGTGTCGAGGACCGCCCGCAGCGCCGCCCGCAGCCTCTCGGACTCGGCGCGGGCATCGAAATAGCTCGCAGCCGTTTCCCCGTGCTGCCGCACTTCGCTTGCCAAGTCCCGCTCGACCTCAGCCACGCGGGCGCGGAGAACGTCACGTTCCGCAGCCACGGCAGGGAAATCATGCGCCCTATACCCCGCCGCACGCGCATCCTGCTCTGCCTGCTTAACGCGATCACGCAGGCCCTCTAACGCATTGGCCTGTAGCTGTTCAAACTCAGCTAGGTGAGAACACGTAATATGCCCACACTCCACACACTCGCGCATTAGGTCTTTTCCTTACGAGGTAACCAACACCAAGAGCATCGTTTCTGATCTTGCGTTAGAGGAACGCTACGGGGACAATGGCAATGCGTTGGAGGTTCCGGTGCATACTGCGGAATCATCGCCTCCAGTTTCGCAATACGCTTCTCGGCCTCATGTAACAAAGCCGCCGTTCCCTCCACGTTCTCCTTCGCAGCCGCGAGAGTAGCCGCCCACTCCGACATAGGGGTAGCCTCTACGTCGTGCAATTGATTGCCAAGTTCCTTCACCTTCCGCATTAGGAAGATAATAGTATCGCTGGGCTTGGCGATGTAATGTTCGCAGCCCTTATCATACGTAATCTTCAAAATCTTCTTGAACTGTTCGTCGCCGGGTTCCCAATCGAGCAAGGGCCTTCCGCAGAAATTGATGGTGTTCTTTTCAATCATTCGATTTCTCCCTTGGCCTGACGCTCTAGTTTCTGTAGTCCCTGCTCCCGCATGAGCGTGGTCTGGTTGTACCCAACACCGTTGGGGCATTTAGGAACATCCTCGGAACTCTTAATCACCTTTACAGGATTCCCGGGTAGTGTGAACTGCCAATCCCAGCGGGTTAACTTCAGATTCATTGCCCAGAGCAAGTCGCCCTCGGCAAGACACCCGCAGCGGGTACACCACAACCGTTCTACGAACTTGGACGGTAGACGGTACCAGTTGTGCCCGCCGACCGTTCCAAGATTTTTTCCTAATGTCATTACGGCCTCCAGAGACTCATAATTCCGAAATAGGCAAGGATAGGCCCGATGAAGAATCCCGCCAGAAACCACGCCGCGTAAATCAGAGCCTTCTTCATGCTGTTACTCCGCAAAACTGGCAAGGATGATCATCTGGGAACGTCCTGCACATCTGAGGTCTAGCATCGTAGATGCTACACTTCTTATCCTCTGTTAAGTGCTTGCATCCGTAGTGGAAGGAGACAAGCTTATATGGATCGCCTCCGACTGTATCGAGAAGTTCTTTATAGAGTTTCTCTGGTGGCGGTTTCAGCATCGGGTAGATAATCCAGATATCTTTTAGGTGGGGCCGACCCGCCAGCCAGTTCTCATAAGATTGTTTGTATTCCTCCATGAGAAACGGTAGTGCCAACATCTCACAACATCGACCGGTACAAGGAATAGAGCAATCACTCACGGGTTCGCTCGCACGCGCATCGCCATGTCCGACAACGGCATTTGCTTAACGTGTTCACACCGGACATCGAAGTCGGCCCAGATTTTATATCCCTTCGCCTTGGCTAGCTGACAGAAATGGAAGTCCTCACTGATAACCGCCCTTCCGTCTTCGTCGTACACATCGGTAAAGGCGGGCCGCACATCTACCAGAACGTGGCGAGCAATACAGATAGAAGCTCCTCCTACTGCGTCTACTTCATGCATTCCAGTTAATCCGGCTTCTACGGGAATATAGGTTCCAGCGGCATTTCTCCTATAAACAGCATCGAACGGAACCCTTGCGGAGTGAGCACCGAATAGTGGTACTGCTCCTGCTACTATCTCAACTCCCCGTTCTGCGAGACTCAAGAAATTCGTTGGAGGAATAACGTCATCATCTAAGATGATTAAGTGCGAGGCATTCGTCTTTAGCAGAAACCATTGAACAATCCGACTCTTTGTCTCTGCTGCACCCATCGAGCCCCCTACGTAGTGCGGGGGGGTCTTGCCCCTGCAAATATTTTCAATAGAGGCAACAGTCTCTACGCGGGGATTTCCCCTCGTAGGAATGACTACTTGTACCGTCATGGCTGCAACCCCTTAATCACGCGGATGGCGTAGTCCTCTAGAAGTACGGTCTTGATGTGTTCGCATCGGATACTGAAATCCGCCCACACCTTATAGCCCTTAGCCTTAGCCCTTTGGCAAAAGTGGAAATCTTCCCCCAGAGCAAGCACTCCCCACTCGTCGTACTTATCCGTGAACACAGGCTTTAGGTCGGCAAGGACTTTCCGAGTCAGACAAAGAGCGCCTCCTCCAACAGCATCTACCTCCTGCATTCCCTTTAGATTAATCTCCGCGTGCGCGTATCCACCCTGCACCGCACGGTAGGCATTGTAGAACGGCACCTGCTTAGTCCCCACCACCCATACCGGACAAATCGCTGCGACTATATCGGCATCCCTGCACGCTAAATCCAAGAAATTGGGCGGCACGATAATGTCGTCGTCCACGATGATTAATCTATCCGCAACGCATTCCTCCATGAACCACTTAACCGCACGGGCCTTCGTTTCCGCTGCACCCGCATTCCCAATCAAGTATTTGGGAGCAAGGCTACGCCGACAAACCCTCTCAATAGAGGAAACTACTTCAGCTCGTGGATTCCCCCGCGTAGGCACAACCACCTGAACAATATCAAAACTCATTCTGGCACCCTAACCCCGAAACCCACCGTGTATATGCAGTTCCGATATGCCTAATCTCCCTAGACATATCCGCGTCCATCCAAAGTCTGATTCCAGCCTTTCGTGCATCGTCGCAGAACGCATAATCCTCTGAAACGATATGTCCGTCCTCAATCGGATGGTGGAAATACGGTGATTTCAATTTGGCAAAAACACCCAGATTAATCAACATAAATCCGGTAGGCAACCTAGAAACTTCAATCACCCACTTGCCGTGTTCCACCTGCTTTCCAGCAAGATCAAGAGCTAATCCCTGGAACGGTGGCCCCCGCTGCGTGTAGTTGTACCCAAGGATTTCATACTCCCCGCCTAAGGCTTCATCCAAAATCCGATTCAGCGCATACGGAGGAAACTCCATATCCGAATCAATAAACAGGAGGTAGTCGGCCTTCTGCTCTAGAGCATATTTCGCAAGCTCATTACGATTAAACGCGACGAGCGAACTCATCTGCATCCGAAGCTCTAATTCCAGGTCAGGTAATGCCTTAGCCGTATAGAGCAGCATATCCCCCAGGCACACCACAAACTCTGTGTGGACTCTATCCCCCGCAGGAACCCCGACGACGACTTTCACGAATTCTCCTCCATGCTTGCGCGGAATAGCCTGCACAGCGCGGAGAACACCGCAGGCCGGTTCGCACACCGGCACCCGCCATTCGTAGCCATTCCAGTAGGTCTAACGAGTAGGCAAGAGTTATCCCCGCACCCCTTACCCACATAATGCTTCGCCACCATCAACGCTTCGTAGGCCGACTCCTTCTCCTTCATCCTCAGCCTCTTTCCTCACAACGGAGATTATCCGTTTGTGTTCGTTGTCTAGGTCATACCCAATCCAACAGTCAGTAGGTTTAGAAAGCTCCACCCACGCCCTGTAGATTTCTTCCAACGCGAAGTCAGTAGTAAAAGGGGAACCCGCCACGACTCTATGTCGAGCGAATTCCCCATTGATAGCCGAACGGTCCATCCTCACTCCATTGAGGCTTCTTACAACAGGATTACTTCATCGAACCCTTGCCCACAATCGAGCCGGATAGAGCAACGTGAGCAACCTCTACAGGCTTGAAGTTCACCCTGCACATACACAGGGGGTCGTTACAAGTAAACTGCCCAGACGAGGTGTAGCCATGCCGGGATTCAAGGTGCCCACACTCGCACATCCTGTCAACAGGGTCAGACATTAGGAGCCTCCATGATTGGGATTGCACCGCCGAAATCAGGAAACAACATTACCGAAGCACCCTACATTTGTCAATTCATTTCATCTAAGTCGAAAAGGAGCCCCTAAAATTTTTCCTCCTGTCCCCCAACGACCCCCCACCCTGTTCCCCTCACCCTAAACATTTCCCCTCCCGCAACCGCTTGCGTGGGAAGTCAGATTCCCGTTTGTCAAATCACACCAAAATATCCCCCCTCATGTGAGCACATCCCAACGGGCGAAAAAAATAAGACCGACGGTTGCGCATGTCATGGAAGGCATGCACAACCGTCGGTCAAGTCACGTTAGACCGTCGGAGCGGTCACGGCCGCAGCGTCAGCAGCGAGAAGCGTCCGAACGTTCACCGCGATGGTACGAACGAAGGAGAGGCGGGCCGACGCATCGGCGTGGTTCGACCGTGCGCCGGGGAGGCGCGACAGGACCGAATGGCACGAGGCGGGCCGCAGTCCGGGCGGGACCGAATCGATCACGCGGGCCGTGAACGAGACCGCGAAGTCATGCGCATCAAGTCGCATCGCGGCGTGTGTCGTTGCATGGCGCGGTGACGCACCGTACCGCAAGCCGCAGGCATCGACCGTCGGTGCGAACGTGGTCGAATCGGTGCGTTCGATCAGCGTCGCAGCGTCGTCGATCATCGACAGGGCAAGGTCGATGGATTCGAGGGACGAGGGGAGGCGGGAATCACCGGTCGCGAGGAAGTCACCGCCGGGAATCGCGTACAGGTACCGCCGGGAGATGCCGCGGGTACCGGTGTGATTCGCACCGACCGGAATCAGGGTTCCGACCGGCATCGACAGTCGAGGCGCGGAGTATCGAACGTCGGAGCGCACCGGTACCGCAGGGGCGTCCGCAGGGGCGTCCGGGGCCGGAGCATCGACCGCGACCGGTGCGTCGCATGGCGGGGCATCAGCGGACGCCGCAGCGACATCCGCAGGCGTGACCGGCGGAACATCGGCGCCGGCGTTCATCATGAGGATGGATTCGGTTTCGGGAGATTCGGGGTCCGCAACGACCGCAGCGACCGCCGCAGCATGCAGAGCGGCGTTCGAGGCAACGAGGCGGGCGCGACGTTCCGATTTCGAGATTTTCATTTGATTTTCCGTATGGATACAACGGGTTTCGGTCGCCGTTCAAGGTTCAACGGTCGATCCGTTGGGGTATGCCGAAACACCGCAAAGGCACGTTCCGAGAACGTTTTTTCGGGTTTCGGGTCGATTGCCGGGGGCCGGGTCGGTCGTTCGCAGGTCCGATTTTCAGCGGCGGGACCGAAGATTCAACAACGACATTCCGGAGTCATTGCAGCGACCGTGCCGAAACACGGGCGCAATCGTTTGCAGTGATTTCAACATGTTGGAACGTCAAGGGGCGCGGGGGGGTGGGGCATGGTTGGGGCAAAAGACGCATGGTACACGCAAGAAACGAGGTAAGTGCATGAAAACAGATGGGTCATGTTGGGTGGGGCAAAAGACACGGGACACGTACCGAACGCACACGACACGGAAAGGGGCGTTCGTTTTGGCACGGGAAAAAGGCGTGCCGACGCAAAGTAGACAGAGCAGGTCGGTCGATTTTGAAAAAACGGTCTTGTCCAGCCTCGCTCGCCCAGCCTGCCTTACCTCGCTATGCTCACCTACCTACCCAGCCATAGTCTCGATCTCACTCTCGTCTTTCTCCTGCTGTCTTTCTTTCTCGTCTTTCCAGTCTTTCTACTTCTTTCTTGCTTTCCTTTCTTGTCTTGCTTTGCTGCTCCTTCTATCTTTCTTGCTACTCCTACCCAGCTAGCCATAGTCTCGTACTGGGTACCAGCCTTCCTATCTTTCTTTCCTCCCAGCCACCTAGAGTCTCGTGCTGTCTGCAATCAGTTGCAGAAAAGCCCGCCACGGTGGGCGAGGGCATTTTGCTTAACAGCCGTACTTGTGGATCATGTCATCTCCAGAAGGTGCGGCGGGTGATGACTCGGAATCCTCCGGAGATAAGTCCCATCATCGTGATTCCGGCTGTGAACCAGATGGAGAAGAAGATGGCGTCGTCCATGCCGGTCATGTTAGTTGCTCTCGCTGCGGCGGGCGGGCTTGGAGAACATCGGGCGGTTCGTCTGGTGGATGTGGTCGATGTCGTCCAGGGTGAACAGTGTCTCGACGCACATCGCGCTCGGCAGGTGCCGCTCCACACAGTCGGAGCAGGCGATGACCATGTTGCCGCTTGCGTCGTACACCATGAAGTAGGTCCGCATTGAAGTGTCTCCGTCGTTTGGGTGGTACGTCATGGAAGGAGCATAGCAGGGCGTTCTGCAATTGATTGCAGAACATTTGGGTAGTTCATTCCAACCACTCTCGTCTTTCTGCACGAGTAGAGAATCGGCGGCGCATGGTTGGAGCAGTCTTGCTACTAAATCGTGTTTTCTACACTACTAAAAACAAGGGGTCTGAACGCTAACTACACTTTCTCAACTTTTCAGAGCGCAATCTCCTATAGGGAGGGAGAGCCAAGCCCAGTCTTGCCTTTCTTACCTTTCTTGCCTTGCTGCCCTCCCACTTGCTCGTCTATCTATCTATTCCAGCCTGCTTGCTAGAGTCTCGATCTATCTTTCTGTCTGTGCTCGCTAGCTCGCCATAGTCTCGTGCCCGACCCAATCTTGTCTCGACTTTTTAGGATTTTGAGTGAGCAAGAGGCAGCTTTTTAGCTAGATTGGGTGGATTTATGGAGATTCTGGACTGTCTAAAGGGTAGACCTAAGTGATCGAGATTACAGGTCTATTCCACCTATTGCTTCCCTAGTTTTAGTATCCCTATTAGCCCTCCTATTGTCCTCTATATCTTCTATACTAAGGGGACCAGACGCCGCCGCCGATTTTTGCTAGATACTAACGTGAAAAGCCCCCTATCTGTGCAAGCATAGGGGGGCGGGCGGGTGTGAATCTCGATCTAGTAGGTCTGAGGGATCAGTTCAAAGTCTCCTTCCTCGTATCTCAGGTATTCGAGGACGCGCCGCACGGCAGGCTCCATATCTGGAGCAAATTCCCACGATTTGTAGTTCGCGCCGTGCTTGTCCTGTCCGTGCCAGATGGACAGTTTGTTGAGCATCCAGAAGAGGCGGTACTCATCCTCGGTGAAGAATCTGTCTTGGGTGACCTCTAGCCAGAGTCTACGACCTGGGGCGTAGGAGGGATTGATATGGAATCTCATGTCTACCTCGCAGCAGCAGACGCGCCGCCGATTTGGGGTTCTTTTTCTACAGCTTGTTGAGGATCTCGGGGGACAGTCCGACGAACAACTCGAACTGGGCTCGGGTCATGTTGCCGATGGAGTTCCTGTACTCTTTGCCCGTGGACTTGGACACCGTGACGGCGTGCATCCTGATCTTGGGGGCCGCGCCGTTGTACTTGTAGACTCCGATCTCGATGTGTCCGTCGGCGGTCTGGAACTTGGGGAAGGCGTGAACGAGGACATCTTTCTGGGCGTCGTAGGCCATGGGGTCACTCCATTGGTTGGCGCGTCGTTCGGTGTTCGGTCTGTTACTCGATGTTCAGCCAGGAAACGGTGGTGTTTCCGAGTTTCTCGTTGAAGTTCTGGAGGATGCCCGCCACCCACTTCCTGTCCTCTTCGGCGTTGGGGTGGCCGGTTTCGTAGTTCTTCCCCAAGATGGCGTGCAGGGTGGCGAGGGCCGCAACCACATGGTCAGCTTCGTGCCGGGTCAGCGTGATGGTGTCCATTGCGTGTCTCCAGCGTTGGTGGCCGCAAGTGCGGCAGAGTCACCGTAACACGGCGGTCTGCAATCGTGTGCAGACGTTTGGGGCGTCGATCCCCGGTCTAATGCACCAGGGAGGTGAAGATGTAGACAGGCTGGGCGGGCAGGTTGGGCCGGAAGCGGGCAACCCAAACCTCGCAGTATTCGTCGGGCGGGCAGTTCGCCTTGGCTGCCTCAAACAGCTCGTTCGCGTAGGCGAGCGTTTCGTCGTTCAGTTCCTCTGCCGTGTCTCCGTCCATGTCCGTGATCACCGAGTCGGACAGCCTGGCGTGGTAGGTTTCGACGCAGTAGTTGCTCATGTCTGTGCCTCCGTTGGTGCCGCGTGGTTGCGGCACAGTCACAGTAACAGGGCGGTCTAAGACCGTCTTGCAATCGTTTGCGGGATTTAGGGGCGGGGGGTCTGCCCAGGCCAGCACTTGAAGCGTCCGTCGAGGCGGAACAGGATGTTGCTTTGCCAGCGGTAGAGGAAGCGTGTGATGCTGTTCATCTTCATGTTCCAACGGATGTGGGGGATATTGAATCTCCAGGCCAGCCCCCACGCGCCGCCGAAAATCTGCGGCCTCCCGCTATTCTGGTTGGGGTCGAATCCGATGTGGAAGAACTGGTGCTGCCACTTGTATCCGGACTTGTCGTGTTTGGTGTACGAGAGGTACATGGCTCGCCATGCACAACGCTCTGCGAAGTCGATTCTCAGCACTGTTGCCTCCCTAGCTAGTGGGTCGTATGCGCGTAATGCGCTGGAATCTCGTACTAGTTGAAGAACTCGATGAGGTTCTCTTCGGGGTATCCGTAGGTCGTCCCAACCCCGTAGCGGTTGAGGACGATGTGGAGCCCGTCGATGATCTGTCCCGCGTCGTCACGGAGGAGCACACCCTGGTCGGTCAGGCAGAACTCGTCGTTCCTGAGGGCCTGGACTTCCCGCATTTCGCAGGCCGCGAGTTGCCAGGGACCGGCGGGGGCGATGTCGTCCAGGGTGATCTCCGTGATCAGCCCCGTCTTGTGGTCGATGAAGTACCGTGCCATTGTCTCTCCGTTTCCCACGGCGTCATTGCCGTATGGTCAAGGTAACACGCCGTTCTGCAATCGTGTGCAGGATTTTGGGGTGTTAGTCCTCGTTGATCCCGTACCTCTTCCTCAAGTATTTCGTGGCGAACTCGGTAGCTCCGACGTTCAGAGAAGTAGACTTCCCATGACAGAATGGCTTGGGCACGTTGAAACACACGAATCCAGCACTCAGCACTTCCCCGCCCACAAACTCAGCCACCCGCTTGTGGTCGTACCAGTTAGGGAAGATGAAGAAGTCTGGGCCTGCCTCATGGGTGTCGATGTAGATGTACTTAGGGTCGTCCATTGGTCTTGTCCTTTGGAGGATCAATGAGCTTGGGCTTGTAGCACGGTTCCTTGGTGAAATCCGTGCAGAACCGACACTTCCTCATGTCGGGTTCGTGGCGTTCGCACATCTCTCGTCCGTGCATTTACTTCCTCCGGATGGGGGTTCGGTTGTAGGGTACCATGAGACTGCCCTCTGGCGGCGACTTGCTGCAACAGCAGTACGTTCTGATGTGCGTACCCTGCACGGTGCTCAGACCCTTGCACTTGGGGCACCTCACTAGCTGTCCGTCCGTGTGTGGTGCATGTGCTGGAGTCTCGTGCTCGTTCATTTCATCCCTCGTTGTTGTCGGTGGAGTAGCGGCGGGCCATGTCCTCGCACTCCGCGCAGCATCCGGTGTCGAACATCTCGGAATCGATGAAGGCGTCGTCCAGACCCTCGGTGATCTGATCGAGTGCCAGGGGCTCGGGACGAAGGAGGAAGCGAAGATCGACTTCCGACTTTCCCTCGTTCCGCCTGCCGCCGCCGTGCCGGTGATTCATCTTGTTCGCCATTGGGTCACTCCATTGGTTGAATACGGCGTTGATGGTCAACCGTAGCAGGGCATTCTGTGGGGTGGGTGGGAACATTTGGGGCGTGCGTACTGCCCCCTATACTTTGCACACGATTGCAGAAACGCTCTAGGTCGGAAGTGAGGTCAGAGGGGGCAATTAGGATTCCTATTAGAACGCGCAGGAGCCTCATGGTGACCTTTGGCGGGTCGGGGTGGTGGGGGGGTAGCGGGTAGGGTTTTTGCGTGCTTGTACGAGCCTCGTATCAATAATGGTCTACTAGCTTAACGGGGTGACGCGGGCCGGGAATTTCTAGTCTATCTCACCTGCTAACTAGCCAAAAAGAACGCCCCCGCACCGTTGTATGGGTGCGGGAGCGCGGGAGTCTCGTACTCAGGTGTTACTGGGCGGCGAAGATCAGGCCCTTCGACGCGGCGACCGAAACGAGCGCCTCGTAGAGAGCGCCGATGCGGACCTGCGCGTTCTCGTGGGAGTTGAGGCCCCCGGACAGCGGGAGCTTCTTCTCGTTGATGGTGTCGAGGATGCGGCTGCCGACGCGGGCGACGTAGATTTCCTCGTCGAGCGGCTTCACGGCCTGGAGGGGCGCCCGCTTGTAGTGCCCCTCGGGGATGTACGTCCGCACTCCGGCGTGGAAGGCGCGGCGGTCCAGCGAGGAGGACATCCCGTCGCGGGGGCCGGTGACGGCCAGGACCGCGTTCATCAGCTCGCGGAGCACGTACTCGCGGTTCTCGTCGTTGATCGCCGTCGCCAGGACCGGGATCTTCTTGTCCGCGCCCCCGTACGGCACCTCATCGAACAGCTTCCAGGGGTCGGGCATCGGGGTCGGCTCTGCGGCGGGAGCGACCTCGACGGCGGCGACTGCCTCGACGGTGGTGACCTCGGGGGTGAGAGCGTCCACCGGGGCGGCAACCTCGGCGGCAGCGACGTTCTCGGCGGCGATCTTCTTCGACTTGCGGGGCTTCTTGATCTCGGTCGTCATTGTGTCACTCCATTGGTCGGTCAAGCTCTCGGTCAATACCGTTGGATTACGGCCAATCCGTACCCCCCGGCAGTTTCCGCGTCAACCGATGATGCATGGTCGCACAACATTCTGTGCGTTACAACGTATCAGAAGGGTCGTTTGTGCTGCATTTTCACCCTTCCTTACTGCCGCCGCCCTTACTCACTGCAATCAGTTGCACTAGCCTTTCTAGTTCTCTCCTGCCAGCTCCCCATAATCTCGTACTAGTACCGACCCTGGATGTTGCGGGTGGCAGCACGCATCGCCATGTACTTCAGGAACTCCGCTTCGGAGTTATAGATGGAGTAACGACGCCCACGCCACGCGATGTACTTGCCCTTCTTCTGTTCCGACCGGAGGTACTGTTGGAGCAGTTCCTCCACGATGATGGGCGTCATCTCGATGGTGGCGAGGGTGACATCTGCGACACGCAGGGACATCGTGCCCTGGTGCTTGGTCTTGAGTCCGCGATACCCGGACATCTCGCCCCACACCACACACGAAACGCCGTCGTGGTACTTGACGATGTAGCGGCTACCGTCTGCGGTCGTTGCGATGGTCGTGAATCCCATGTCAGCCTCCGATGGCGATGAAACCGGCACCGACCAGCGGTGCCAGCGGGTTGCGGGGGTTATAGGGCAGTTCCTTGCTGCCGAGGAACTCCATGAAGCGGGGGTCGGGACGACCGTACAGCTTGTACTTGCGCCCGGAGAACGTCGTCACGATGCGTCCATCGACATTGACGATGGAGGAGGTCGTGACTCGGTTCTCGTCCTTCGTGATCACCAACTCCGGGTGGTGGGTGATCTGCCCGCTCAGGCACGCCGCCGACTTGCGGCATTCCGGGGCGAGGTAGGGATTCTCCTCGCCAAGATCACGCGCCGTCACGAGCCAGTTCTTCATGGTGATCGTCATTGTGAATCCTCCGCTGTGTGGGTTGGAAAGGCAGGGGCAGTTTAGCGACTTACCCCAGGTCGTTTGCGTTACGACCGCGACTTGGAGGCGGTCGCGTCCCAGTTGAATCCGGCCGACTTGAGGAAGTGGTTGGCTGCCTGATTCAGCCGCATCCGGTTCATCGACTTGAGCCGGTCGTAGTGCTTGATCGTTCCCTCGATGCCGTCGATGCGGGCGCGCTTGCAGGTGTCGGCGCGTTCCGCCTTGGGAATCAGGGGATCGAACCGTGCTTCGAGCCTTGCCTCATCGATTGCATCGTTCGCGTATTCGATTTCGCTTTGGATCTTGTTGATGATCGCTTCGATGGGGTTGCTCATAATCCCTCCATGGGGTGTGGGTACGTCGTTGATGGTGCATCATCGCACAGCAGACTTGAACGGAGAATGTATCAAAGGGGTTGTCGTTACTTCCGCTTTGAATTCAGGGCTCGTCCAATTGTCATGGCTAGAACTATTAGCAGCAGTAGTTCTACACTCACCGCACCTCCTTTCTCCTTGCCATAGACCCCGCAGGGATGGCAAGGGGCACGCCGCCCAAAAGCCTAGAAGGGGTCGCTGCCGTGCATCTTCATGTACGCGAGTTCGGCCTGCGCCTCCAACGCGGCCTCGGCGTCAAGCTCGACCTGCACACCGTCGAAGTCGTCCATGGCGACGGGATCAGCCCAGCCGGGGGTGCGGGCATCAGCCTCTTCGATCAGTTGCCGCCAATACTTCATCACCATCTTGCGGCCGTAGATCATCTGGCGGTAGGAAAGGGAGTGTCCCTTGTTGATCCATTCCGCGAGAGAGGTGCCGAACTCGGCATCGCGCCCGCTGAACCCACGGTTGTTGGCGTGGACGGTCGTGTGGCTGTACCGCTCATCACTCGTCTGACGAGCAAGGAGCCGGGTCAGAGCGACCTCGACTGCGGTGTTGTTCGTGGCGAGAAGGTGCTGGATCTTCGCCTTTTTCTCTGCGAGCGTCATGTGTCCCTCCATGGGGTGCAGCGAGTTACCGCTTGTTCTTGGGGTTGTTCGGGCACGCATCCGTGTGCGCCAGGGGTCGCCCGCTCAACATCGTGAGCGTCACCATGGGGCAGCAGAAGAAGGGAACAACCTTCGTACCAGACTTCGTTTCCTCAACGGTCGGCACCGGCATTTTGGCCTCCAGGGGGTGTTTCCGCGTCGTCATTGATGCATGATGTCAGAACATCCTGCAAACGTGTGCGGAACATTTGGGGCGTCGTTACTCGTTCGTCCCTTCTCCTGGGCAGTCACTATCGTCTGCAATCAGTTGCACATCTGCAACGTCTACCCCCTCACCCTTGGCTACGTCTAGATCGAGCAGGGTTACCCAATCCCAATTCTGCGGCGGCTCTACTTCATTAGTGTTGATGTCGAGGGTCACTTGGTAGGTCTTCACTTGAACATCTCCCGCAGGGTTATGTGGATCAGATTCTTGATGCGTTCATCGAGCTTGCCTTGCAGCGTCATATCGGCGGCGCTACGCTCGTACTTGATGTATTCCGTGATGTGTTTCTTCATCTCCTCTCGGAACGCATCCGTGTTCTTGATGTTGTGGTAGATGTTCCAACGAAGTTCATCTAGAGCCTTCTTGGTAAGTTCGCCCTTGATGTATTTCGTCAGTTCTTCCTTGGCATAGCCGGGAGTGAGAATCTTGGCGATTTCCTCCCTGGCGATGGGCCGCAACTGTTCCTGGCAAAACTTCTGCAATTCCTTGCGGAACGCCTCATCCTCCATGATGCTGATTTTCAGAGCCATTACTTTCCCCTTGCCTCATCGCTTCTGAGGTCGTCAGCGGCAGAACGCAGTCCTGCGTCTTTGTCGTCAGCTTCGCACACGGCGTCGTCGTAAATCTCGTCTGGGTTGGCGTCGAGGTACTCTTCGATGTCCTTCCGGAAGACCTTAACTCGCGGTTCCCCTACCTTTCTAGGGCTATCCTCCCACACCGCTAGGATCTCGACCTCGGGGTCTGCCCCGGGGCAATCCCGAGAAGCAGGTTCACCCGGAGACACCTCGCACTCCACAAGATACGAGGGTTCGTTGGCATCCCGCCAATCCGTCCAGCAGATTTCTACCTTCATGGAGTCACCAGGGGCTTGGGTTCGCACTTACAAACCACGCCACCGTCAGGGAGGAGATAGACTGTGCAGACCTCACGGACAACTACAACCTCAGGAGTAGGGGGGGCGGGTTCCTCGACTTCCGAGCCGCATCCGATCAACGAACAAGCAACCAGCACCGCAGCAAGAATCTTGAACATGGCTAACCTCTAGCAGAGAGTGGAAATCGCGTCGAAGACACCCAGGCCCTTGGCGAACACCTTGTCCTCCCGGGCGTACTTGATGATCTGAGCGTTGATGCCGCCCTTCCGTAACTGTGAGAATGGAAGGGTTACATTCACCAGCGTACCATCTGCGAGAACGCCGTGACAGTATTTGACATCCCACCAGCTACAGCAGGGATCGCTCAGGAGGCGAAGGCGAGTGATCTTGTCCAGCCGATCATCGTCCCAGTAGACGCGGAGCGTGCGTTCCTGCGCGTGGTATTCCTGTCCAGCAGCGTGTCCACCAAGTCCGTTCGTTTCCATGTGAATCCTCCGTGTTGTGGGTGCAACGTCATGGTGCAAATGTAGCAGGTTATGCTGCATTGCACATGGTTTCAAATGGGGCGTCGGGGCCAGCGTTCAATTAGCTGTCGCTTGGGTCCGCGAGCGATATGATCACCGCTGTGACCTTTCCTGCGGGTGCAGATATACCCAGAACTTAGACAGAGGTTGGGTTCTGTACTTACCTCGCCACAAGAGTATTTGGGGGTTTCCCAACTGGTGATGGTCTTTCCATCGATATTGAGGGTGTAAAAGGGCACCTAACCACCGACCTTCCTGTTCGGGGTTTCGTGGGTAAATCCACTAATGGAGGCGATGCCATCCATGAGGTCGCCGCCGTCCTGAGTGGCATTCTCAATCAGTTTGTTGAGAACTTCCTTCACCTCGCGGATGTTCAGAAGCGCGGGGTCATACTCGACTTCGACTGAAAAGGTAGCAACCATGGTTCTCCCTAGGAACAAGCACAGGTTTCACACATCTTGGGTCCGGTTCCGTTCGCCCAGCAACTAGCCCTGCGCCCGCAGGAACAGTAGGCATTCTCGTTCATAACCGCCCTCAAACGAATCGAGCCCTCGTTGTTGGGGTAGTTACTCAGGTTCTCGTGGATGGCGTGCCAGAGCCGGTCACGGGTGACCTGTAGATCGTGGATGGTGAGCCGCTGATCCTCGATCTGTTCGCGCATCGTCAGTTTGCGGTGGCGTCCCATGTTATGACTCCGTGAAGACGGTGAGCTTCCACCAGGGGGGCAGTTGCTTGTGTGAGGCGACGATGCGTTGTGCCATGCCCTCGACCGCGCCCTGCGAGACACCGTGGATGTTCCGCTTGGCGGCGATCTCGGGGGCAACCATCATGGCGAATATCTCGGCATCGTGGTTGTACGCCGCCGCCACCGCCATGTACGGTGCGATCTCTGTGACCGTGGTGTTCGTGTTGTCCACGATGGCGACGTTCTTGCTCAACATCGAGTTCGACTTGCACCAGTTGATGAACCCGCGCAGGCACATCCCGTGAGCGTGGGGCAGCATCTTGGGGTTGAAGTCGTACTGTCCCCCAGCCGTGAAGTAGTGGTCGGCGGAGAACACTTCCGCGTCGGGGTAGAACTGGCGCTGGTAGGTGGACTTCCCAGAGCCGGGAACGCCCTGCAAGATGATGACTTTGCCCATCGGTTAGTCCCTCCATGGACCGTTGGTGCGTCGTTGATGGTGCATGGTCGCACATGATTCTACGTTTGACAAGCACAATCATCTTTGCAATCGATTGCAGGCTACCACCACCGCCTAACCAAGTTCTTGTCGGTAGCGAGCTTCTTCAGCAACTTCTCCATGGTGGCGGGCGGGAAGTGCTTTAGGATGCTCTTAACGTTGCCGGGGTTGTAAGTATCTGGCCGCTTAATCCCCGCCTGATTAATGATCCTAGCGATGATTGTTGCGATGTCATACAGCGCCCATTGGTGCTTACCGATTGTGGTGTACTCGCTCATGTGCTTGGTGAAAAAGTCGGGGCTGTTAACGAACTTGATGTACTTCTCGTACCGCCCGCCTACCCGCTTAATCAGGGATTCATACGCCCGCTTAAATCCCATCGTTTTAACCCGGCGAACGAACTGGTTACGCAGACCTTCACACGCCCCAACATTCTTGAGGGCAAGGAGCACTTCTTGATGAGTAATCTTTGCTACTGCGGGCATACTATTCCTTTCGAGTTACTACGCTATCTAGGGCTCTCCTGCCAGCTCGCCAGGATCTCGTGCTTTACGAAACCTCGAACCAATCCATGCAAGTCTGGATAACGTGATCGTAATCTCCAGACATCGCCTCTTCCTGAAATGCCGTGATCTGCTCAGGGGTGTATCCGGCGCGCTTTCCAGCCTGACGGCAGACGCCGATAAGCATGAAGGCGTTACCATCAACGCCGACGAGCCGAACCTTTGCCCTCTTCTCCGGTTTCACAACAGTCGTCATGTTTCCTCCATTGGGTTCCATATCGTTAACCTACGCCTCATCTTCCCGATGCCCGCAAAATCGCTGAAGCCAGAAGGAATCGTGACCGATCCCTTCCAGTTCTTTCGGGCCTGACCCTTGGAAGGGAAAACGCCCATCTCCACAAGCAAGTCAAGTACGTCACGCTTATCCTCCGGGGACAGCATGATGATGGATTCGTCCCATTCCAGCGGGCCGAACAACGACTCACATAAATCTGGGGCGAAGTGGTTGTTGAGAACTACGAGGTTGACTTCATGCACCTCTTTGAGTGAGAGCATGAGCAACCCCTAGGGCCGGGGATTGGACTTTAGCTGGGCACGCAGCCGCCGCAGTTCCGCCCTGAGCGACTCCACCTCAGAAACCGGCGAGGACATGGAATCCACCATCGCGGAGAAACTCCGCTTCAGTTCCTTGGGGGAAGTTCCGCGCTTGATGCGAGTCCTGACCGACTTCTTTATCTCTTCCGTCCATCGGATTTTAGACATCGTTCCCTCCATGGGTTGTTACCGCCGCAATGATTTGACAATACGGTATGTTTCTACAGAGTGCAACCGATTTCATCTACGGCATAAACCCCGGAGGAAACTCAGACCTACGACTACGTAGAACGTGGTTAACAAGATCATGCGCTTCATTCTTGGTCATTCCGCACCGGTCGGCGGCGCTATAGATGGCAAGAGCAACAGCATCCCCTGATGCCATCCCCATCATAGCGCGGATGAAGTGAGTGAGGAATTCCTTGCTCTGATGATTATCAACCTGTCCGTGTTCAGACCGGCACAACATCCCTCCCCCACGTACAATTCCTTCCTGAATGTGCTTGATGATCTCGCGGTCAAACACCAGTACCCCCCGTTTTCAAACACTAGAGATGGACATACTTTATGGATGCCGTACAAGTGGACGCCCAACGAGCACATGGCTTTCTTGCAGCAAAAGCCGCATCCGACGCACTCACCCATAGCTACGCATCTTTGAACATGGTCTTTGCCATGTTGACGATGACCTTCTGCAATCTGGCTATCTCGTTATCTCGTGAAACGATGCGGGATTCCTTCAACTCCACGCGCTCCTCGGCGTTACGCAGGTCATTTCTAACCTTCATAAGCGCGGACACCGCTTGGTGGTGGAGCATCTGAGCCGTCTTCAACTCCCCCTCAAGCCGGGAACACACCTCAACGAGATCCGGTTTCTTGGTCATTAGGGCACCTTATGTTCGAGAACTGTGCGGATGTCCTTGGCGATATCCCCAAGGACACCTCCGGGCAGATAACCGTGCATCCCGCGCTCAATCTCGTCAGCAAGACGAGTAAGTCGGTTCAATGCCATCATGTACTCGACCACAGCAAGCGCCTTTGCGCCGCCGCTGACTTTCGCCTTCCCAATGATTTTTGTGGGCATCATGTCTCCTCTAGGGTGTGGAGTCGATAAACGTCGTACCACCTCTTGCCGCAGCCGCACATGGCGAGGATTCTAAGCGAACCGTCCGGGTCGCAATACCCCAGGGGGTCGCTAGGTTTGCGTGGACCCTCTGTCGCTTCCTGGGGGAAGGTGCCAACATCGTCGTCCCCGCAGTAGGGACAACGGGTTCCGTTGAGCTTGACGTAATCCCGCTTTTCGTATTCAGATAGCACAATCCCTCCATGGACCGTCGATAGTTTGACGTTACCGCATCGTTCTGCGGGTTGCAATCAGTTTCAATCTATGGGCGGCGTAGGGCCGTTCACGGCTATGCCGGATGCCTCTTGCCCGATGCCCCGGGGGAGGGATACGTACAGCCCTACGCCGCCTTGGGCGTTGTGCCCAAGATAACGGTATCCGGCAGGTCGGCAACAGGAGTGCTAGCCCCCTTAACCTCGCCCCTAGCAGGACCGCAAACGAGCACAAGGGCTCGCTGCGCCCGCCGAATACCAGATTGCTACGCTGCCGTTGATTCGGTTGGCATTTCCTCCTTACCAGAGGAATGGAAGTGTTAACACCGCCCCGGTTTATCCCGGCCCATTCGCCACCCTTCGGGGATGACCCAGCGTAAATAATGGGCAGGGGGTCAGCGGCCCCTGCCCCGCGAACGAGGCATTCGGAAATGCTCTCGCGGCGAATCCGTCAATCAATGATTTGACAATACAGCATGTTTCTATGGTTTGCAATCAGTTGCGCTAGCGGGATCCGTCGTTTCCGGTCAGGACTAGATAGCGGTCTGTCCTCCACGTTAGGTAGCCGCAAGAGCAAGTGCTAGCTGCCCAATCGCAATTCCCAATGTGCCCTGCGAACCGCAGGGAATTCGTCAGAACTGCACGAAAACGGACAAGCTCGGCGGTCAATCGCTTGATCTCTTCGTTTGGGCAATCCATGCAGGTTGACTTGTGTACTCCGTGTCGTTCGCAGTATTCGCTCACTTGGGCATGTCCCTTTGTGACGACCTCATCGCCGCAGATACCGCAGTTTCCGTTGATGCTCACGGCTTCTCCTTATCTGGTGCCCCGGTGGGAGCGAAAGCGAGCGCACAGCCCGCGCACTTGCAATCATCAGCGTGGCCGATACACGCATCCCGTAGAGCTATCAGCAACGAGTTACGTTCCTTCTCGATGGAGCGGGCTAATTCTCTCAGCCCCTTCACCGTGCGACCCAGGCATCCGATCTGGCAGCGGTCGGAGTGAACCCAACGCAACGCGGGGTTGCTGCACGGAGATTCTTCGGTACAGCCGTGAGGGTCACTCACACTTCCTCCGGGTCGGGCCGTCCGTTAGACCGAATCCAAGGTTCTCGGAACCCGCAATCATCGCAACAACACTCAGGATTTACATGCGGAAACGGGTATCTGTGCGTGTCCTTACACTTGGGGCAAGGGGTACAGTCGTACATATTAACTAAGTACCCGTCTTTGTTCAGATATATAGGCGCGGCCATCGTTCCTCCATGAAAAGTAGCTCCCCAGTAATTAAAGTGGCTGCGGAGCGGCCCACTCTCTGCATTTTGGGAGGCGGATTGGCTGTAGATTAGTCGCCGTGGCCTGTCCCTATGAACATATTAAAAGCCTCCAGAGTTATTTGAATGGGTCTTAGGAGGCATCGACCCGTGTAAAGGTAGGGCGTCGCACCCTACTGGGGGGTTTTACGATGCCCTGTTTTGCAGGGCCACCCCTAACGTATTGGTGGAGGCGCGGGGAATTGCACCCCGGTCCAAACAACGTTTCCATCAGATACTACGTGCGTGTCCCTGTAGACCTGGGCAGGTTACAGACAATGGACTCTCTTGCACAGCATTCCTAGTCGAGCCTCTAATCCCTAGGTCCGCACCCTGTAATTACGCCCTAGCCGGTACAAGGGTGATCTTCCGGTAGAACGGCGGGGCTCACGTAGTCCCCGCAACCTACGCGCTTAAGCTACGGCGCGGAGGCTGACCATCGGCTCGTTGGCCTTTGATCGTTTGGTCGGCTTTTTACGTGGCCTGCTGACCAACCACGGCACGCATCTCATGTTGGCGTTATCTGTCGAATCTAATTCGCCCCCTTAAGGTTATTCCTTCACGGTAATTTCAAGGTCGGTATTACCAGCGGTACGAAGGTGCAGGTCCAGGGAATCAATCGCCCTGCACAGGTCAAGCATCAGAAGGTCGTCACCTGCGATCTTCCGAAGTCGGGCGGCGGTATCAATCCTGTTCTCGGTGACGCCGATCAGCGAGACAATCCTCTTCGCATTCGTGAACAACCCAGCAAAGGTAGCAACGTTCATGTTCCCTCCATGGTCTTAACGTAGTCGAACGCCCAAGATACAGCAATCGAAAGAGCCTGTCCAGCAGAACCGCCGCGCCGCGTAACTAGCACGGGATGCGGCTTGCCGGTGTCACCTGTGAGCACGACAGAGCATTCAAACTCCCGCTCCCCCAACTGACGAACCTGCGCGTCAATGTTAATCGAGAGCTTCATCGGTTCTGGCATTTTCCCTCCATGGTGTTTGCGCCGTGTCGATGATGCGACAATAGAGGATGTATCTCCGGGGTGCAAGCCGCCGTTTGGGGCGTCAGTCCTCATCCTCGCCCTTCTTCTTGGGAACGTGGTCGTACTCGTATTGAATCAGGACAGCAATCATCCCAGGACGCGCCGACATCTTGATAGCGAGGGGGCTGACAATGAAGTGCTTAAAAAGCCACGCATTGACCTTTTCCTCTACTTCCTCTACAGATTCTCCAGCGAACATCTTGACACGCATGAGGTTATTATGCGTGCAGGGGTGTGCTGGGATATCCTCGGAGGGCTCGTCGTAATGTACGGAGGACTGTGCAACTACGGCGGGTTCATCGACAACTACGGGTTTATCTATCACACGAATCAAGGTGACCCCCATATGTTCTCACCGGTTTGACTACTATTAACCTACATCTGCAATCGATTGCAACTGGTAGCCCCTGTCGGGATCGAACCGACGACCTAAGCCTTGTAAGGGCCTCGCTCTACCTCTGAGCTAAGGGACTGAAAAATGGTACCCCCAGTAGGATTTGAACCTACGACCAACGGGTTAAAAGCCCGCTGCTCTACCAACTGAGCTATGGAGGCAAGATAGGACTGCCCGGAATCGAACCGGGATGCCTTTCGGCGGGGGATTTTAAGTCCCATGCGTCTACCAGTTTCGCCACAGTCCCGTGAAGTAGTGTCCGAGGGAATCGAACCCTCACGCCTTTCGGCACTAGCTCCTAAGGCTAGCGCGTCTACCATTTCCGCCAGGACACCGTGAGTTAGAATCCCAACTTCTTGAGGTAGTCACTTACCACAGGGGCGGGGCGATTGGTATTGGAAATGTCACTAATCTCGCTGGCCTCCTCGCTAACATTATCCATAGTCTCGTGCTGCATGATTGCCGCCACAGCTACAGCGGTATTCATGTTATTGGAGGCCATCATCTCGTTGAATGCTCTAACGTGCTTACACACCCGGTCGTGATGATGAATCGCTCCAGGGCAGGAACAACGTGCCCCCTTCCAGTTGGGGTCTAGGGACAGAGTATAGGAATTCCCAGACGGGGATTCGCAGATGTACTTCATGTACCCGCCCCGTGGGTGGGGCATGAACGACATCCCAGCGTATGTCAGCATTAAATCCCTCCATGGGGTTTCACCGCATCAATGATTTGACATTCGCACATTTCCCTTGGGAGTGCGAAGTATCATTTGGGGCGTGTCAGCTAGAGTAGCATCGAGCCTTCGCCAGCCTAAGACAAGTGATGCAGTAGGGTACTATGACGTTGCTGCTGGGGCGGCTGGACAGTCGCCCGCTGATGGATCCCTTGTTTACGGTAGCTAGGAACTGCTCGTAGGAGATATGGGCTTGGGTTCCATACGGAATAGAACGGCAGAAATACTCGTTCACTTCCGGAAGCTCGATATGCGTTTTCATTTTTTACCTTTTGCCTTATTCCACGAAGGAACATGGTCGGTTAACCCGGTGTTCCCGCAGTGCTTACACAGAACAGTATTCTTTCCTCCATGCCCAGCAGGACACCACATACAACGAACCTTGGTAACGAGGGGCCTAGCTTTGGTGGTCATAAGTCCCTACCTCCCGAAGCGGGCACGCAAGTTCTCTACGCGAGTCTTAGCTATCTCCTCATCCGCCTGTCTAGTACAGTCTTTGTTTCCGTAGCGCCGCAGAACGTCGATCTCCATTTCCTTGTCCGCTAGTGCAGCCCGCAGAAAGGCAATATCTGCCTCAAGACAGTTTGGGCACACGCCAACTGCGTATGCCTCACGCGCTTCCATCGCAGAATGGGTGCAGGGTTTCATAGATCCTTCGTGCCTGGGCACTTCTCACACTTGATGAAGGTACCCTTGGGGAACATCCGCTTCCGCCGAAACACGGTATGACCGCACTCTAACTTGACCCGAAAGCGTTCAATCTTGAACATCTTGTCGATGAAGGGTTCCTTGGAGATGATCTTACGGATGGGTCCGTCACTTCCGAACGGTAAGTTATCCGACATTACTTGTTCTTAGCCTTTGTGGTTTCGGGTGGCTTGCGCCGGAATGCGAGCCCCTCAGGGCGGCAACCGGAGTATTTAACTACCGGCTTGTTGCCGGGGACATGCTCATCGATGTAGACCACTACCTCTCGTCCGATGTTTCTTCCGTAGTCTGCGGTAGCAGGAGGAGGGTCATACGTCCCCATGGCTACAGCCGCGCCGCCGACCTCTAGAAGAATGATTGCTATCGCACCGACGAGAAACCACAGGGCTCGGCTCTCTTTGTTCAAGACGCACCCCTTTGTGTTGGTTATCCGCTTGAGTCGTATCCGTACGTATAGCCGCACTTCTTGCAGGTGAACTTGTGCTCAAACATCGCGGTACCTTCGTCCTTGCCGAAGTCGTGCTCGCAAATAGAGAAGGTGTAGAAGCGCAGCGTGTACTCGAACTGGGACTTTTCCTTGTTCCAGTACACTTGATTGATCATCCACCCGTGACCGTCGTTGTACCAATGCAACACCCCGTCAATCAGAGGGCTACGGTTGTCTGTGAGGATAATCTGCCGGTATTCGAGCTTGTCCGGCACCCCACTAAGATGGGGTATTTTCGCAAACTCGTCAGCAGTGACTTCCTTGAAGTTAGGCGGGGGGGCATTGTAGTCCCCCATCCGGTCCTTGTACCTGTCGAGCATCGAAAAGAACATCGTCCCTCCATGGATTGTGTGCAACGTCAGATTGTGTTGTAGCAGGTCACGCTACGTTTGACAAGTTTATTTGGTGAGGATGGCTCGCGCCTCGTCAGACAATCCGATCTTGATGCGGAAGGCGGGGACGGTCACAAGCTCGCCCTTGTTGGGGCCGGAAGCAATCTCGACCACCAAGTAGGTATCACCCTTCGTAGCGTGTGCGCCGCGAATCTTGCACGGGACTTCGCCCTTGGAAGCGGTAAGGTAGGTAGCCCAAGAACCAACGAGGTCGTTCGGGAAGTCATTGCCCATCTGGTCACTCCATTGACTACGGGTTGAGGATTACGACGGTCTTGCCCTGTTTCCAAGCATAGCGGATGGTGGCCCATGTACCACTTCTTAACTCTTCCTTCTCGGTTCGCGGGGCCGCGATTAATGCACTACATTCATCGACAATGTTGTGGTTTCTAGCCAGGAACGGCATGGGCATACGAATGGAGGAGAACCCTGTGTTGTATGCTCTGGCGTAGGTCTGGTCGGGCGGGTGGATGATGATGTTCCATCCCCGGGATTTTGCAATCAAGTGCGCCTGGGTATCCGCGCCTTGACAGTCCCCGTGATGGAAGTCACCGATGTTCATACTGTATCTACCGTCAAGGAGTTCCCCAAGGGCAAGTTTCTGCCGTTGGCTCATCCCTTCACGGGTACCGGTGAATCCTAGGTTCATTAGCCCCCCGCTGTCTCCGGAATACCGTTAATAACGCACTCGTATGCAAGCTGCTTCAAGATTGCCGGGGCGGCGTAGATGCTGTACCTCTCACCCCAATCATCGTAGAAGATGATTCTTAGCCTAGTAAGGTGAAATCCCGCCTGGGTAGGATGCTTCTCGCGGTATTCCTTCTTGCTAATCGGGATAGAGGTGAAGAACGTTCCTCTGGGCTCAGGCGGCGGGGTACTGTAGCCGTTGACTACGAACGCCCCCATGGAATTGAATCCCAGTTCTCTAATGGCAACGAATGTATCGGTGCGATGCCCCTGGTTGAACCCGAAGGGGACTTCCATGTCCTTGATGCTCATCACTCGCCCCCGCAGAAAGTGCAGCAGTACCGCTGCACGCGAGGACGCCCGCAGGTCTTGCATTCATCCATGCCCCCGACGAAGTTTCGGGCGACGTTGTTAGCCATACGCTCCCAGGCCGGTTCCCCCCGTTCGTGTTCAGTCTTCTTGATCTTGAAGGGTCCAACGAGTTCGTCAGTCTTGGGTTCGGTCATGTATCAGTACCCCACTTGGCCTTCCACTCGATGGCCTTATCGAGCGCCCGCTGGATGTTGGCATCGCTATCAAGCCACTTGAGCAGGAACTCGATGCATTCAGTTACACGACCTTCACGATTCCAGTCGTCTACCCAGGTAACATGGACCCAGTAGTACCACTTCTCTGAGCAGCAATAGTCGTCGGGCCAGGAGAAAGTACCTGTACGGCGGTTGGCAATCGCCGCCAGCATGGTACCGCGAATAAGGTCAATCACTAATAATCCCTCCATGGGTGTGCGGGCGTCGTGAGATGGTGAGCATCGCACAACGTTCTGCAAAACGAAAGACGGACACCCCTACATTTTGGGGCGTCCGTCCTGCAATCAGTTGCAGCTAGTCGTTGCCGATCTCTTTACCAGGGTTCAGATGAATGTACCCAGTAGTTCCGATTACACGGAGATCGACGTTAGCTGCACCAAGGTCTGAGCCGAAGCGTAGCACCTGCGGGTACTTAGCAGGGATGAAGATACCGGCATTAAGCGCCGCCGCCCCACCGATTGCAAGGTAGCAATCTGTAGTAGAGGTAACAAGGTACGGCTGCCCAGACTTGACGCCGGTAACGACGGCGCTGCTGGCAGTAATAGCCTGGACTACGTTTGTCCCACCAAGAACGAATCCCATTGTCTCTCCTTAAACCGCGTTTAGCGTGGCTAGATTACCACGCAGCTTCGTAACCATAGCATTATACGCTAATGCGGCCTCGTCTTCAGTTAGGAAATTCCCAACCAGCATTTCTTTTCCATGCTCGTACACTCTAGCGCGCCATTTCTTAAGTTTCTTGTTGAAAGAAACTCCTTTGTATTTAGAGGACGCTCCGTGCTTGTATGTTTTCTTGGGGGTGTTGAGACAATTTTCTCTGTGAGAAACTAATCGTAGATTCTCTTTTCTACAGTCTAAACGGTTACGATTTATATGATCGGTGGATAATCCAGAGTTATCCGTGAGCCCCAACACGAATCTATGTAGGTATATCCACTTGGCTCGGTTCTCTTTACGAGGCCCGTAACGCTCTCGCCTAACGGCGTACCCCTTACAATACGACCATCTCCATTTTGAAACTAACTCAAAATCTTCGTCATCTACTAAAGCGGTACAACCCTTTGAGATTTGTAGTTCCCTCATACGGGTTGGTATAGCACAGGTACTCCCCTAAAATCAATAGGTTATACCCCCGTCGAGCCGAAGCCGCCCTCGCCTCGGACGGTGTTCATATTAACATGCCCCTCGATTACATTGATATATAGGTGGGCATCTACGATTACCATCTGGGCGATTCTTTCTCCTCGCTTAACACAGATAGGCTCAGTCGTAAGATTTCTTAGGCTGATTCCTACCTCGCCACGGTAATCGCTATCGATGGTGCCATCCACGGACAGCCCTCGCTTACGTGAGGATGACCTCGTACGCATCAGGCCGACGAGTCCATGCGGGATCTCGATCTTGAATCCTGAGGGAATAACCAAGGTCTGTCCGGGCCAGATGGAAACGTCCCTAGGAAGGGACCAATCTAGGCCAGCGGAGCCAGGAGTTGCGCGGAAGGGAGACTTGATGTCCTTCTCCGTACTAGGCAGTCTCTCTACTACTACGGGATCCCGGATGGGGGTGGGGGAGGGTCTCGCTGCTAGTCCGTGGATAGCCATGTCTCGTGTCCTTGCTAGCTAGATGTCTAGGATCTCGTGCTTGGTCAAATCGCACTAACTGGATGAGAGTCGTCGGCCAGCCAGCTAGGATCTCGTGCTTGTTTGAACGCCATTACTTCCGCGAGAATCATGGCTGCCACTTCATCACGGGGACGAGTTCCATCAACTACTACCCAAGCAGTGGGATCACGATTTGCCATTCTAGCCCACAACTGGACGTACGCGGTGTTGCACCGCTCCATCGCATCACGCGCATCACGACGGCCTTCGTAGATATCCTTACGGCCGCGTAAAGCCTGACGTTCTAAAGCTACTGAGACAGGGATATTGATAAGGAAGTTGATATCGGCGGCGGGTAGTCCTCTATTGATTCGGACCATGTAATCGTAGTCCAAACCATCAACGCCCGCACCGTAGGCAACGCCCGACTGCCAGTACCGGTCTACTACGAGGTTTCCGATGGTTTTATAACCCCACAAGAGGTCGGCCTGCTCCGTCTTGTTTGCTAGGAGAATAGCCTGTAGGGCGAGTGCGCTCTGGCCGGGAAGGGGAACGATGGGTGCTTCGTCGGTTGCACAGACCCCGATCATTCCGTGCATCCAATCCTGCAACAGTCTCCCGATGGGCGTCGTGTAGTCGGGAAACTTTACTAGTCCGGTTGTCGGATCTGTTTTCAGCAGACTCTTGATTAGAATTTCGGCTTGTGTCCCCTTGCCACACCCATCCAACCCCTCAAGCACGAAAATCATTTACGACCTCCATTAACTGGTGAGGTTCCCTGGATGCGTTCTCGGATAACGTCCATGAGAGCCTGTTCGTGAGCATCAAAATCAACATCTTCTCTAGCAAGCGTGCAGAGCAGTTCGTATGCTGATTTGAGTAGGCCCCGATCAGTTACGTCCTCAACCTTGGCCTCTGCGACAGACGAACGCTGCCGCATCTTTCTGATGTGTTCACGCAGTAAACCCATGCGGTGTTGATTGTCGCGGACTACCTTCGATACAGTACGGTGCCACGCCCAGTAGTCGTGGGCAGAGATCCTTTTTCCATCGGTTCCGATACGATTTCGGTCGCTGAGTTCATCCTGCGCGTCCATCGTAGTTTTAACTAAGCGTTGCCTTTCAGCAATCGCTTCATCTAACGTCAGGCTCTCAACCGGACGTTCAGATTTTTGTGTTCTTAAGGTTACTCCCACACGCCCTCCGTGCAATTGATTGCACTACCCCATTAAACGTGAGACTTGAAAGATTTCCGCATACCCGTGGAAGCCACCATACGTCCAAGCATCGCCCGCCGCAGTAGACTTAAGGGATTCAAGCCACTTATCCTCTCCGTATTTATTACGCTGAGATACGAACTCGCTCATGGCAGAAATCTTAGCGATCATATTCTCGTCGGAGAGCTTGCTGATGAAGTTAGGGTGAAACGGGATGTCGGGTCTGCCTGATGGAAACGTCGGCTTGAACAGCAGGATGTTTGGTACACAACGCGCTGCCGCCATTACGATATCGTAGCAGGCGGCATGATCTTGATGCGTATCAGCGTGAAAATGGGTGATGACTGTATCCGGTTTGATGATCTTTATCTTACTATCAAGAAGATCAATTAACATGGCCTTAGAATCAGCTAATTTAGTGTCAATCCCTCCAGCAAACTCCATCCCGACGATACCCAATTTGATTTGGGCGCGGTTTGATTCGAGTAATCTATCACCATTGAAGGTGGTATGGCTAGCTAAAACTGTAGTGGATACCACTGCTCCAGATTGGATTAGTTTATGGATTGTCCCACCGGCATTCATTTCCAAATCGTCGGGATGTGCCCCAATGACTAGAACAGTTCGCCCTAAACAATTATTCCCACTATTCACGGGGGATACTCCTTGAGTCTTCATGGTCATTGATATGGGACGCGATTGAAACTGCCTGGGATAGCGGAATACGGTGTTGAGCCCAGACATCACGCCTCATACTCAGGCCAAAAATAACCCCAGCTAGCGAGTCCGCGATATCCTTGGACCCCTTGGCTGGGTGGTCTACCTTCCCACGCCTAAAGTCTCGTTCTAGAGACACTAATTCTTTTACCAGTTTCTCATGGGCTGGGGCAATGACCCGATGGTCGTACAGGGCTTGTTTCGTTAAATCATACGGCACGTTAGTCGTATCTATCGATTGATAGCCTACGATAAACCCGTTCCTTCTAAGGATCTGCATCGTGTCGGTGGATTGGAACGAGTCAAGACTGACCCACTTGATCTGCATTCCCATGTCCCGGAGCTTGTAGAGGATTCGGCGGATGCCCGCGAAATCGATCTCCCCACGCTTACCCGGAGGAGGGGGAATCTCTAAGGCACCATCTACCTCTATCACGGGGAGGTATTCTGTACCCTCCCCTCTTTTCATCTCCATGAACTTAGGAACGTGAGCAATAACGAGGCCCGCCGAGTCGCTGCTAATACCTAAGTCGATGTGAACCCAGCGGGGGCAATCAGGATTACGAATAACTAGGTTATCCCGAATCCTAAGTTTCAATCCCTGCTGGTTGAAAACCTCTACCGTGAAGACGCTAGGACGACGCCCGAAGTTAGCAGCCACATCCTCCCGCCGAGGCATGAACGGATGTATGGCAAGCGTGCTCTTACCGGCAATATCACGCAGGGCTTTGGTGATGTCATCGGTGAAGTCTGCCCTGAACTCGATGGGGATGGCATCGATAAGGTGCCGATCATCTTCTGAGATAATCTCCCCGTCCGCAATTACCCGGGGCTGTCGGGCTCCGTCCCCGATAAAAATATGGAATCTTTCGTTGGAGAAGGTTCCGGGGGGCTTAATCTCCCAGACACGCTTGTCATATACGTAAATCTTGGGGTTGGACTTAGCCTCTTCCTCTTTCTTATCCGTAAACTGACCGGGAGTACGACGAGAAGATACCAAGCAAAGTCGCCCAGGCATTCGCCCAGCTTTGAGGAAGCGCGACTTACGGCGGCGTGCAATCGAATTGTAAAGAGCAGTCGCTTGGTCGTAAGTACCGCCATCCGCCATCTTAGACTTTTCCACAACGGCCATGAAGTTAACTTCATCGATCATCCCCCCGATGACGTTTTGGCTGATTGCGCCTGTCTCTAAACCAGAGATTGGTTTTACGATGATGCGGTTCGGGAACTCTAGTTGGTTCTCAACGAATTTGTTGTGGGGGAACTTCTCTTGGAAGTATTGAGTACGTTCCACCATCGACCGGAACCGGTCATAGTCAACCTCTTCCGCTAACGTCTTGGAAAGAGATTGGAAGACGATGACAATCTCGGAAGAGGGATCGAGGCCGAAGTAACCTTGAGGATCAGCCATACAACTAAGTAAGTAGAGCTGATACGCCTGAGTATAGACGCCAATAGTGGATTTTGCAGCACCGATGCCCCCTGTTAGCACAACCTCGTCGTAGTCACCTTCATTGATTTCTACGAGATGCTTCATCACTTCCGGGTAGATGATTTTCTGCCCGGTAGCGGTCACAGACTGCATGTAATAATCAGCCTCGATGAACGTACGAACGTCCACGGGCATGTGCTTGTACTTCGAGAGGGCGCGGTTGTCTCCCCGCAGCGCATCCTCGATGCACAGCATCATGTGACGCCGGTATTCCGGCGCTACATCTCTAATCGCTCTCTTCGCCGCCGTCAGATTCATCGTCGTCCTCGATAGCATCAACGAGGTCGGCCATTACCCTGACCATAACCTGCTGCGCCTTTTCACCGGTTAGGAGCGGCTGAGAGCTACCGGAGAGAACTTCAAGGTGCGCGGAGATTTCGGCCCGCTTCTTCACCTTGATTGCCCCCGTCTTGACGAGCATCGACACCTTATCGTTTTCGATATCCTTTAAGAGTCGGACAGCACCAATGAGGTCGGCGCGGTCCTTCTCCGATACCCCAAGGGAGTTGATGAGTTGCAGGGTTTTGGTAGACGCCATCTCCATCTTGTCGAAGGAGAGGGCAACCATCCCCATCACGCCGGTTTCGGCAAGGGATTCTACGACGGATTCAAGGTGCAGCCGCTTGAGTCGGCGGTAGGTGTCCCGCTGGATCTTTAGGACTTCGCAGATGAGGTCTTGGGTAGCCCCCATGAACAACATACGACCAAAGTGTTCTCTAAGCTCAGGGTCAGTCGTGTCAACGATTGCACCCTTCTCCCGCACGACGATTTCGCCAGTCTTAATCGCACGTTCAACAGCTACCTCGACCTCTACCTTAGCCTTCTGACGTTCCGAGGTCGCAGCGGGTTCGCGCCGCAGTTCCCCTGAGGCAGTACGCTTATGCTTCTTGAGGTCAACCGGTTTGGCACCGGGAAGATCCTCAATCTTTGGCATCACCTTGGGGGTGAATGGGGAGTTGAACTTGACGGTCATTACGACGCCTTCATCAGAGCATTAGCTAGACGCTCAGAGATTTGTTCCTGAGTCAGTTTATCCTCTTCCGCCGCCGATTTGAAGGCAACCATAGCCTTGTGGAGTTTGGGGTCCATCGAAATCAGCATGTGAGTCTGTCCCTTGTAGGAGAAGGCGATGAACCCCTGCTGGATGGTTTCCCCGAACTTGGCAACGATATCCCTGATCATCTGGGACAAGTTGACGACGAGGAAGGTCTGGGCAACCCCCTTCTCAGCATCAGCAATGACTTCGGCTGCTTTCTTGGATTTGTCGGCGGTGTTCCCCTGGTACATCTTCATAAATTCCTTGTCAGGGGTAGCCATGCGCCGCTTAATCTCATCGATAGGCAGGCCGCGATTGTTCAAGTCCATGACGAGTTTCGTGAACTTGGCGGGGTCAGTCGTGCCGTGAATCATGTTTCTACGTACTGTCCGGATTTTCGCCTCGTCGTCCGAGTAGTCGCGGACAGAGATCAGGATGTCCGTTCTTCCGGCAGCTTTGGAGGCCCTGTAACGGTGCTCGCCGTCAACGATGATGCGTTTGCCGTCGCGTTCAATCACGACTACCGGCTGATCCATCCCCTCCTCTTCGATGTCGTGGGATAGCTCGTTGAACAGGTGGGAGGGCATCTGGTTAGGATTCCAATCGTTCGGCTCGATGGAATCGATGGGCACCCGCATCACATTCTCTTTGTTCAGAGGCTCAGTCATTCTTGATCCTATACCGGGGGTACCGGCTGTCGCAGGTGTCGAGGAGGTTATAGTGCAGCTTCATCATTTGATGCAAGTTCCAGTTCACCGGCATCACTCGTGAAATGGCTCGATATAGGTTGTCTGTCGAGAAGGCGTCGCCGTGGGATTCTAAGGAAACAAGAACATCCTCAAGGCCGATAGTTTCATCTGCCCAATTCGACAGACAACCATCGATAATTTTCGTAAGTTCTGCACTTTCCGCAAGCTTATAGTAATAAAGCTTACCGGGCGTCCCTTTGACGTTAGCTCGATGAAACTCGATGGTTTTCTCATGGATGTGCTTGGAGAGGTCGCCTTCGATCTGGCGGTCGAGGAATTTCTGCCGCAGGGGAGCCTGCATCTTGTAAGCTTCTTCGTAGTGGTGGATGACCCAGCGCACTTTCTCTATGGCGTCCACCTTGTCGCGGAGCCAAAATACGTCCCCACCCAGATCACCATCATATAGATCACGATGAGGCTTAGTGTCGTGACACATATACACGCAACCCAGAAGAGAAGCCTCAACAGCAGAGGCATTGAAGCTCTCGCTATCCGACCAGCAGAGGTAAACGTGGGATTTGGCGGCTTCTTTGTAGAAATCCATCGGGCCGCAACTCGTACGGGGCTCAATATATCCACGCTCATCAAAGAGATGACGCCTCTTAGTGATGACATCAAACTTGAGAGGTGAAGTCTGAGTGACGTAAGTAATGTTGATGGGCTCATTCTGTTTGTATAGGGCATCGAAGATTTCGACGATATCTTCAGGGTGTTTGGTCTTGTTTGTTCTGGCGGCGTAGAGCAGGGTGGTGGTGTCGTTCTTCTTGGTCTCCGCTGCAATCGATTGCATAAGGGGTACGTCTACAGGGGCCGCACCCGCGAAGGCATTTTCCCTAAGAATGTTGAACTGTTGATGGCTAAGGTTGAAGTGGCGGGCCTTTTCTAGAGAACTCCCTAGGTCTTTTTTGGATACGCAGCAGAGGTAGGAATACGAGGCCCCCAGGATCATCAGTTCTTCATCATATCTTCCAGGCTCGTACCCAGGAGCAGTATCAATCCAACTAACACCCTGCTCAAGACAAAAGACAGGAAAACAGTCAAAAGGCCCTCTAGGATGGACGGCGGCCTTGAGTGGTAGTACCTGAGAGCCGTGCAGAACAATCCCAGCGTCAACCACGTACTTTCCGTACTGGAACCCGAAGGTGTTTGAAATGAATGCTTGATCCACGATTCCCATCTGCGTGTCGAGCGCCCTCGCAGGTACGTCGCATACAAAGTACATGACCCCTGGAATCTTGGGCACGTTCTCCATGTCGATGTCACGGGGGAGGACGACGTAGGCATAGTTACCTCGTGCTATGAGCCTCCGAACTGTGTTCATCATAAAGACGAACGAGCTATCGGTGGCGAGTGATTTCCAGAGTCCGATGGTTGGAACCACTAGGAATCTGTTAGACATATTTCCGCCAATCCTGTGCATTCTTCTTGCTATTGCAACTTCGGCAAGCCGGTCGCAAGTTAGCGGGCCAATTGGTTCCACCCTTAGAAAGCGGTATTACATGGTCAATAGAGCCTGCCACGGACGCGCACCCATTCAAGTTTAGCCAACATTTTCCACCCCAAAGGCTTTTTCTTTGTAACCACTGTTCCTTGGTAAACTCACCGGGAGCACCGGTTTTTAATGCGTGTCTACGTTGTTCTAGTTCCCTACGAATACGTCTTCCATCAGGAGTATTTGTCCATGATTTGTAGTAACTACGAAGTGTTACTTTATGATTCTGATAATAGCGTTGGCCGCTGGCGCGTTTAGCTTCTGGGTTAGATTCTTGCCTAGCGGTTGCTAGTTGTATGGCCCTGGCACGATAAGCGGGGTTGGAGTGGTAGTATTCTTTGGCCGCAGCATTAACAAGTTCTCTATTGTTTTCGCGGTATTTACGCGCCCAAAGACGATTCGCTTCTCTACGTTTTACCGGGTCGGCGTAAGGCATGGTCAGATTATAAAACTAGGAGTGAACCATTGACCAGCGTTCATTTGTAATCGCAGACCCCGCTGTCGTGGCAGACGCAGCCGACATCATCGATCTTGATGTTAAAATTCTGGAGATATTTCCTAACTTCAGGGGTGTTCTCGACAGATTTAACCCCTTGGGGAATTCCAGAAGTCCAAGAGAACGTAGCCTCCGAGACTCCGCGCTTGATTAATTCGGCCCGCAGTCTTTTACCGCACGTAGCGAATCCCATTAGCGAACAACCATTCCTTTCGACCTAAGCATGTTCATCAGCGGACGGAGCATGACGTTGAAAGTACCCTCACGCTCACCTTTCTTTGCAACACTAACGATCTGAAACTTGGCGTCTTCTAGACCCTTACGGAGTGCCTTCGTAATAGTCGGCTCTGTAACGTATCCGGCTACGCCGCAATGGCGACACTTCTTGAATCCGGGGTGCTTGCCGCCGATTCGGTAGACGGTGCTCAGTCCGTCGCCAGGCTTCGGAGGTGGTGCGCTAAAATTGTCCATAGGTAGAATGATTCCTCCAGGCCCTCGAATATACATGGTATTTACCGTTGGCTTCAAGTCCAAACATAAAAAAACCCACAAGGGTCGAAGTCCCTGTGGGTTTCTCTAATGTTATCTTGTGGTTAGATTCTAATGCTTGCTTGGGGAGGGGCTTGGGTCGGTGGCAATGATGTGATCTGTGACGATTTGCATCACCTTTTTATCATCAACGGGCTTATCCCCGCCGATAGAAGTTACCACAAGGGTAACTATCCCGCCCTCCGTCTTAATCTGTAAGGTTTCGCCAGCAAGGATAAACTCCCTCCGCGCCACCGTCAGACCCGTTTCAGGGTTTCCCTCAATCCAAGCTAGTTCAAACTTCCGCTTCACAAACATTACGCCCCCTATTTGAGTTTATCCAACCAGATTTCGTCGGTCTTCTCTACAGCGTTTGTGTGACCCGGCAGGATATGCCGATGGCTCCTACGGCGCTTCCGGTATGTCCCCAACGACCACATGGCAAAGAAAGCTAATAACCACAGCCCGAGTAGCAGATACACTAAATTAGCGTGGGCGTCGAGGTAGTCCATCAGGCTACTCATTGAGATCCTCCGGGTACCTCTCGCTATCCTGAGCTACCATGGAAGAGATAGAGTCCCACGGGATCTCGATCTCAGTTGGAAGGTCGTTTTGAATCACGGTCATCTTGATACCCATACTATTCAATTCCACGGGCATACCCAAGTCCCATGAAAGCAGTCTAGGCAAAGTTTCACCGTAGACGTATACGCGAGCGTACCCCCTACGCATCGCGGCTTCTAGAAAATGTCTCTTGGTCATAGTCTAGGGGGCTCGTAAGAGGGGTCGTTAATCGACTCTATCTCTCTGAAGGATTTGTTAATCTGCTTTCCGCAGTAAATACACTGTTCCCAAGAAGCGATAAACCCCGGGTCAACTACGTAGTTATCTTGACCAATCCAAGTCTTCCTACGGCCCGGGAATGTCTGCGCTTTCTCTGTGTAGCGATGTTGGCCGAAAACAATGCACCAGAATCGTTCAAAGAAACTACCAAGCCGGTACTCCAACAAGTTCTTGGACAAGGTTCGGTCCCCCAATGAATAGAGGATCTAAGATTGACACCATAGCGTTATCGTTGATGTGACTCTTAGTCCTACGGTATGGCTTCATCTTATAGTCCTGGGAGATGAAGTCCATACCCCTATTGGAGAAATGTTCCTTCTTCAAGTAGGCGTTGGCTGCCGTGCCGCCGCCGAGGTAGAGCTTGCAACCGATTGCAGCGCCCATCATCGCCACCCATTCGGAGGGGTCATCGGGCCGCACGAATCCTAGCTTGGTGGTGTAATGCTGCTCGATGCCGTTGCGGATACCGACTTCTTCCGCTACCCAATTCCAGAGATAGGAATTCAACGTGGCTAGGTTGACTGGCTTGGAAAACAAGGTTCCGTCTAATACTTCGATAAGGCTATACAGCTTTTCTTCGTAGGTCTTGAAATAGTAGAACTTGGCGTACAGAGCACGGATAGTCCCAAAGAATTTCCTGAAAGTCTTATCCTGTTCGTGCAGTAGGCACTCGTTCACGGGGGTCAGGAACCGGTCCTTGAGGGGAAAGATCATTGGCTGCACTTTCCCGTCCGGGGCCAGGAAATCGATACGGCTCATGTGCCCGCCCTTGGTGAATTGGGCATCCGGCATGTGAACCATATGCCCAACGTTGGCATACCGGTTCCACATATAAATCTGCCCACCCAGACAGAGTGGTTGATTAGCCGTGTAAATCTCGTTCTTGTTCATAGATTGACCTTGGTAGAAGTGGGGGCCTCGATTCCCCAGCTATCCCAACCTGGGCGGGCGACACGGGCGAACATTTCAAGGTAGGGTCCGTGGCTAACGGAACGTGCCCAAGTGTATAACTGGGCAGGTTTCTCAGAGTGCTTGCCACGTTTGGCCTTGAACCAGAGGCCGCGACCTTCATCTAGAAGTGCAGTAAGCCCTTGTGCCCTCTTGCCGTTGATTCCGACGCGGTAGGTGGGTTGTCCGCGCTTGGCGAAGATGCAATGCTCAGTAAGTCCACGGAAGTATTGACCCAGGCCGGGTTTACCTTCCTTGACCCACGTAATCATTGTCACGAACTTGAATCCCCACGCGGGGAGGATGGATAGAGCATCCTCTAGGTGGTTGTTCGTGGCCCAAAGGTAGAGGTGGGCGTCCTTATCTGCAATCAGTTGCACGCGCATACCAAACGCCGCAATCTCAGCAGTTTTCATCAGGTCATAGTGCCGGTCAGCCCCCCGCTGCACCTTGCCGCCGCCGTGTTCAGCCCACGGGGGATCGGCAGCAATTGTCTTGTACTTCTTTTCGATGGGTGAGGCTTTAACGATTAGGACGCTCATAGGAAGAACAGGTAAGTCGAGGCGCTATCCTTCGGGTGGGATAGTGTATTCTCTGCTTTTATGCGTTGGCAGAATGCCTGCACGATCTCTTCCGTGCTAAACTTGGTGAAGGAGCCGTTGTACGCTGGTGTTTGAATCTCGATAATGATGCCCTTACGGGCCATTAACTGGAGCTTATGAGCGTACCAAACAAGGGACGCGACACCGGACATGAGGTGACACGCAACTCCGAGACTAACGACGTAATCGCAGAGTGGTGGTGGTATGTTATCGGCCAGGGGAATCCCAGAGTGGATAAACAAGGTAGATGGGTAATCCTCGCTTGCCTTTTTGAGAAAAGCTGGATTGGGGTCCATCCCCACATACTTAACACCTGCCGGAACGTGTGGAATTAGCGAGCCATAGCCGCATCCAACATCTAGGACAGTATCCCCCTGCACCGCCGCCATCTTGAGCAATTCCCCTGCGCGTTCTACACGGGAATCGTGCAATTCCTCTGGGCTGAACAGGGCCTTGGACGTTGCCCCGTGCTCATGGGCAGAGACAACGTACAGGGTTTCTGTATCATCCCTAAAGAAGCTTGTGGGAGAAGCTGACATTGGAGAGCTCATACATTTCCTCAGTGAATTCGTCGGCGGGGTCAAGGCGTCCGTAATGGCTAAATGCGTTACAGCATCCAACCATACTGCGAAGGACGCCTGCAAATCGCCTATCTTTACCATAGCAATGGATTCCGTCGTGGGTCCATGAAGGCGTCTTCTCTGGATTCTTCAACCGCGTTAGGGCCTTATGAACGGAATCTCTGACATCCTCTGCCTTTATTGCAGGGTAAGCATTAATCCCAAGACTTCCCCCGGCAAGTTTATACAGAGCTTGGCCCGTGAAATTCTCATCCTTCCCGAGAAGCTTTGCGTACTTTCGATGGATTCCAGCAGAAAGTCGCGCCGACATATTTTCTGTGGTGCGCGCTCTCTCTTCAAGCATCGCAGCGTATGCACCTCTAGCCTTGTAATCTTCAAATCCAGCATTGAGTAGCATATGCTGAATTAGGGCTACACCCTCTTTATCGAAATCGACAGGGAGTTTTACTAGCTCGGACTTAGTTAGTTCCGGCAGGAGCCCCAGTGTTCGTTCAGTCTCCGTCCATCGAACGACGTAGCGTCGTCCGGTCGGTTGCCACCACCAGTTACGTGTGGCGCAAATCAGATGGATCTTGGCGACAGCGCCACGATACCACGCCGTCCTATCCTTCTGATTGATGGCCCCGATAAACCACGCCGCGACCTCCTTCTGCACCGGGACATCGATGCAATCTTCCGCTGAACAGATCAGGATGCGGCGGGTCAGCCGGAACTGTTCCTTCGGCCAGAAGTGGTTGAAGTGCGTGAACCAGTACACCGCGTCGTCGGTTCGACGTAGCCGGATGCACTTGATGAACGCACTCATCACCTGGGAGTGGTGCGCTGGGCTGTTCCCTGTTACCGCAGGGAACATCTCTTTTTGTTCCATCATCCCTCCATGGGATTTCGGGAGATTACATCAACACTCTAGGATTGTCAAATCCTGCAATCAGTTGCACTCAACGCCATAGTGGCGTGTATCTGGCCTCCGCATCTTCAGTGTAAGGTGCATCGAAGGTATGGCCCGCCAGTTCTTCACTGGCTAGGCCCATTACTCTAGTAACAGGGTTGTAGCAGATGACTCGGTAAGTTCTACCGGTGGCGCGTTTAACGATCATAAGGGTTTGACCGGGGCGACCGGGCAGAGCCCACAGGGCAGCCAATACGGAACTATTAGGGTCATTCGTAGAGGGGACGAGGGTGCCGGTTTTGTGGACCGGTTTGACCTTTTCAACGTGGACTTCGGAGCGATTCAGAATCTTCTTGGCTTGCTTACTGATTATTATAGCCATCACGCACGCGATGATTGGTGCCATCAACGTTAGGGACGTACTTGAATTCGCCAGCAGCAAAGTCTTCCCTCAGTCTACGGAAGAAACTAGCGGGGGAAGTAGACTCTTGGCATTGAAAGCACCGGATGTTCCAATCAGGGTGCCCCGTCATTGTCCACGACGCGCCGCAGGTTCTACACGCACACCGGTAGTTGCAAATCTCGGCACCTGAGCCGTTCTTACCGGCCCACGTTTCTAAAACAATAATCTTGGGATTAAAAAACATGGGGAACACTCCATTGTGAAATACAAGACCCCACCGTGGGAGGATTCCCAGGTGGGGTCATGGTTGCCAACGGGTAACCCGTTCCTATCTACCCGTCCTGCACCGAAACCGTGAGGTCAACCTTCGGGAACAGCTCTCCGAAGATTCCCAGGACAGCCTCCCACCCAGCGCCCTGCATCTGGGTCTTGAGGTCAGCGCCCTTCGCAGCGGCGACCGTGCCGCCGAGGTAGCCAGCGCAGATGTTCTCGATGGCAACGTTGTCGAACTCGGTGTTGGTCTCGGCCTTCGCCTTCGACAGCGCCGACTGAACAGTCTCAAGCTGGTCGTTCTTGAACTTGAACTTCAGCGTGGTGGTGTCCGAAGTCGTCTTGTCGGGGGAGTCCGACGCGGTGGCCTTGAGCATCGCCTGAAGCTCGGTGACCGTCACGTTCTGGGCCTTGGCGACCCACTCATCGACGTTCTCTGGCGTCAGGTGCTTGGCGAGATCCTTCAGCTTCGACCACCCTAGGATCTGAACCTTCTCCCAAGGAATCTGCTTGGAAACGAGGTTCTCGTAAATCTCCATCAGGTAGCGGGCCTTACGCTCCTGAAACCCGAACCGGTTGGCGACGAACTCACCGAACGATTCGGCACCCTCGAACCAACCGTTATCGAGGATCACCTTGAGGCAGCCGCCGAGCTTGAAGCTGTTGTTGTCGATGTCCTCGGCAAGCTTGTCGGCGTAATTCAGCGCCTTGGTCTTGGTGAGGGTTTCGATCTCGGTGGCGGTGTCCATGATGAAGTTGCCAGCCGCCTTCACCTTGGCCTTGGCAACCTTCTCTACGGGGGGAGCCTCGGTCGTAGCCTGCACATCAGAAACAGGGGTTTCGCTCATTTTTTTACACTCCGTTGGCGCGGGGAAATCCGCAAGTGGATGAATCGTAGATTACCGCGCCATGTAAGTCAATCGAAAAAGCCTCGATGGACGGTTTGTTTTACGCCTTGACAGCCTTCTTTGCCTCTGCCTTGGCGACCACGGCGGCGGCATCCTTCTTCTTCCGGGGAACTAACCCCTTCGGCATCTCCTTCTTCGGGGGAGCGTCGAAGAAGCCCTTGGGGTGATTCGGCGTGATCTGCGCGATGTGCGCGCCCATGACATCGGCAACGGGACCGTGCAGCATCAGCCAGGAGAACTCGTAGACAGCGGCGAGGTAGGCGGAAAGCTGAACCTTGAGTACCTCGACGTTGACAGGATCAACAACGATCTTGTCGGTCTTGGCAACCTTGGCCTTCTTGCCCTCGGCAACCGGCTTGGGGGCAGGGAGGGCAGCGATCTCCTCGGCGGTGAGGGGGACTACGCGAGCAGAGTTAACGGCTGCAACGTAGGTGTAGAGCAGGTCGCCGCCCAGGCGGGTGATGTCCATGATGCCGCCGGTCACCGTGTTCTTCGACTTGATCTTGCGGTGGGACGAGGGCACCTTCACCTTCAGCACCTTGGCGAGAGCAACGGCGTGCTGTAGGCACGGGCCGAGGGCGTGCTTGGCCGCGCCGCGCAGCTTGTCGTTAAGCTGAACGCCGGGGTGGATGTGCTCTGCAACGGCACCCTGGAAGGTGTTGGTCGCAGCCGCGATGTTGAGGATCGAGCTAGCGACGTTGACATCACGGCGCTTGCGGGCTACGGCGCGGAAGCCCTCCTTCGCGGTCTTCGGGGAAAGCAGCTTGTACGAGTTGCGCTTGAAGTCCTTGGTATCCATTGTTCTACACTCCTTTATTTACACCCTTTATCGTAGGCGACGGTGAGCCGACTACGAATTGCCCAAGACGGGCGATTGCATACGCATCTACTTCGTCGTCACTCTTTGAATCAAATCCCCACTTAGCAAGTACCGCTGACTTCATCTGTTTTTTGTCAGCCTTACCGCTTCCCGTCGCCCACTTCTTCAGCGTGGTAGGAGTTACGTCGTACCACGGCTCGCCGTACTCAAACAACGACATTCTGAGTAGTGCGCTGATTTGACCCTGTACGGCGTGGTTGAACTTGCCGCCGAAAATCTGTTGCTCGATGAAGATATGGCGCGGCGTGTTCATCCGTACCAACCTCATAAACTCCCGTGCAATCAGTTGCAACCGCTTATACCCCTCTACTTCGGGGAAATTGATTACTTTTCGACACACTACCGTATCACCGTCTAGTACAATTATGCCGGTGTACGTTGACGGGTCAACACCCATCACCCGTCCCAGGATGCTTGTAGCGGATGGCACCGATACAAGCTTTTTCGTTATCGTTACGGGCACTCGGTTCCTGCCTCAATCGTTGTACCCATGTATTAATACTTCCCGCCGTTGGAGTCAAGTCCTTTAACGGGGGGGTACTTTCCGGAAAAGCATTGATTATTCACCGTACACGATTTTGCTTCCGGGGAATAGGAAAAAGGGCAGATGCCCCCAGGAATTTGGCCTGTTACTCTAAAGTGTTTAACCGCGAGGGCCTTACCTAGCGGAGTCTCTAAATCATCATCGTTGCGTTCTACATCGAACTCTTTGAAGGGTAGGACTTCTCCGGATTCCCCCTTCTTCCCGTAGCCCCGCGAGATATACAGGATTTTGGCCCACTTTGTATTGATTTTGTCCTTGTTCGGGTGTTTCGAGTTCTCAACTAGGTTCATGTAGAGGTTGGTGCGGATCCGGTGCTCGGCAAGCGGGGCCTCAAGCTTGGCGAACATTTCGGGTGCCATGATTTTAAGCTCGACAATCGTGAGCTTCGGCGCTCCTAGGTCAAGAATGCAATCGATTGCACCTGAATACTGGAAATACTCGTCCTTAAACCGGATCTCCATGTGTTCCCATAAATGGCCCAAAGTGCTACAGCCCCCGGTGGAGTCGGTAGGGTCGGGGTACTTCACAAACCTACGCATAGCCGCACAGCGCAGACAATACCAATCACCGACTACCTTATCGCGCAGCCACTTGTCCGTGAACGCCTTAGCCGTTAGTTCCCCAACGTCGAACGTCACCCGCATAGCCGTACCTACGTGCTGATCCTTACGGGTAAGGATCAGAGTATCAAGTAGAGCTACCTCTCGCGGGCAGAAGTGCTCTTTGGTCAGGTCGGAGGCATGGATCTCTTTGTGGGAACGAGCCTTGAGGGGCTTTCCTAGGTGTTCCTTCAACGCTTGGATGATGCTGTGTGTAGGGCCGTGGGCCTTCTTCACAGCGTTCTCTAGGAATTTCATCTATCTTCCGTCAACCGCTGAAATTCATGCTTGGGGATAGCCACCCAATCACCGTAAGCCTTAGCAGAACCGTCAGGGGTCACGAAACTAAGGGCGACCGCAGGAACCCTGCCGGTATTGAGTGCTTCTACAGAGATTTTAACCATCCAGGCTAGTTCTATCGGGAGAGAAGTTTTCACCGTGCTCTTGGCTTCGCACAGATATACTTCTGTCTTAAAGTCCCCCTTAGCGCCCCGCAGAGCCCCGCTGGCGGGCGTGAGTCGGGCGGCTAGGGATTTAGCCACCCTCTTTTCAGACTTTTTTCCATGCCCCGAAGAACCACTCTTTTCAAGCCGTTTTAGATACGGGTTCATCTTTGGTCACCGGTACAAGCATAGAGCCAGCGCCGTTACACCTCTCACAGCGCGTGGCCCAGTTGGGTTCACATCCCTGCCCCCGGCATTTGTCGCAAATAACCCGCGCATACTCCCTAGCAACTTCCCCCTCCACCATGACAGCCTCACTTATCAACGGCAGGCGCGGACTCTTCCTTCTCCGCAACGGTGAACTTCTTATCCTGTAGCATTTTCACGACTTCCTGCTGACAATTCACACGGAAGCCAAGATCACAGACGTACTGTTCCTCCCACCCAGCGAGGGTGGGCATGATGGCAGGCTTGAGGTTGGGCATCTTCATACGCCACCCCTCCTTCTCCTTCACAAGCGTCCCGTTGGACTTGAGGTACCCGGATACAAAGTTCCAAGAGTCCGTATCCCCGATATCGATATCGCCAACAGGCATCATCGCCATCTTGTACTCAAAGTTGGCCGAAGTAACAGGAATCTTGGCCTTCTTGACGATTACGCTGGTGTCCTTCCAGCAGGGAATGTCGGGGTGGTAGTTCTTGTCTACAATGTTCTTCCCGTAGAGTCGCACGGTAAGGCTGGACAGGAACTTCATTGTCTCGCCCCCGGGCATCGTTTCGGGATCCCCGAACATCACACCCACCTTAAAACGTCGCTGGTTGATAAGGACGAGGGCGGGGTAGTGGTCTTTTCTGGCTTCTTCTGCGAGAGCAATGACAGCCTTGTTGCATAGTCTCTTGATGAGGATGGCGGAAGTTCCCATGTCTGCGGTTTCGACAGACTTGGCGATTTCCTTGCTTGATACCATGACAGCAATTGAGTCCACGACGCAGATAGCAAGATCGGATGCTCGGAGGACCGCATCCGTAATGTCAACAGCTTCCTCTCCGTATGCCGGATTAATGACATCAAGCTGGTCAACGTCCACCCCCATTTTAGTAGCCCAAGCAGGATCAAACGTGCCTTCGAGATTGATGAAGGCGCACCGATTCTTTCCGGGCGGGTAATACTTCTGGATGTAAGCGATTGCCTTTAGAGCGAGATTTGTCTTGCCCGAGGATTCGACACCGTAGACGATGGTGATGCGCCCCTTGGGGAATCCGCCGCCAGTTCCTACGTCGAATTCGCAGACGCCGGTATGGATTCTCTCAACATCGGGGATCTGGCTACCTTTGACGGCAATCTTATCGCCCTTTTCTTTACGTACCGCCGCAAGAATATGGTCTAGATTTGCGGAGTCGGGGGCGGGAGTTTTGCCGTTCTTCTTCTCGGGCTTTGCCTGGATGGGGGTTGAAATTGGGGAGAGGTCTACGGGTTCAACGGGTAATGTCGCGGGGTCGGCGGCGATCTTCTTGATGGAAACACCCATTAGGAGTTACCCTTCTTCGCCTTGGCAACAGCAGACTCGATCTTGTCGGACACCCAATCAGAGGCGTAGGCATAGGCGTCCTCTAGGGTTTCCTTGGTGCATGGAACCGTGAGAGACACCATGATCTGGGCAGATTCGTAGTTACCAAGATTGATAGTCATCTTTCCCGCAACCGCCAGATTGTGCAGCTTATCGAGCGGAATGGGCGGGGCAACCATCGACTCAGTGGTTTCCTCCACAGGGGTTACGGTCTTCTTCCCGTAGTCAGTCTTGAGGTGATCAACCTTCACCGTACCGGTGGAGGACGGGGACTTTAGATGCTGGATGAATTCGTTGGGAAGGTTGATTGCCGCCATTGCCTTAGCCGTTAGTGCCTCTTCTTCTGTGGCAGCCTTGGCTAAATGTTCGTCGTACTTTGCAACCGATTTCACCTGCGGAATCCCCGCAGGGGGCTTCATATTGATAGCCATTCTAGTTCCAGTTCGCGTGGATGTAGGAGGTAAGTTCGTCTAGTTTCTTTAGAGCAATAGGCCCAAGACGACGATGCGGTGGCTGCATCTGGAAGAATGCAACTAAGTGCGTTAGCAGGGTTATCTGCCCTTCTGTGAAATAGATACGCTTGTTGGCCTGGAAGGGTTCGGGGTAGTAGTTCTTTCGTGCCCAGGCTCGCAGAACGGGTGCCTCAATGCCCAGTTTCTCGCAAGCATCCGAGTGAGTAACAGAATAGCCGGGAGGGAGGCCGCGTTCCTCAACCCTCTTACCTCTACGGTAAGAGGCTGACCTTTCGAGGGCATTCTTCCGGAAAGTTTCATCAGCATGGTATCTCTCGCGCCGCCTCTTTGCGAATTCTTCCTTGTTAGCGTCGTACCACTTCTTAAACGAAGAAACCTTGGTGGTGGTCAGAGTATCGTTGCTCATAGCTGAACGACCTCGCTTCCTACCTCATGGTATTGCTTCAAGCGTTTGTAGTAGAAGCCCTTGAAGATGCGCCCGCTATCAACTAGGTCGAGGGCAACGGGGGTGGGTTTGCCAGCCTTCTTACGTAGAATACGCCCTAACGGCTGTTTGATGTTAGCGCGGGGGGTTACCATGATCAGGGTATCCCAATGCGGATAGTCTGTGCCCTCGGAGCACATTCCATAGGTGGCGAGGATTACCCGCTTGTTGGCGTTGGGCTTGAGCAGGACACGCTGAACCTCGCCGGTATACATCCCGATATCCGTGGGAGGGATGCCCGCCTGGATCAGCATGTTGCTAAGGAGATTTAGGTGTGAAATGAGGTCTGACATGAGCACTATAGTCCGACCCTTGCCGTAGGCATTCTTGGTGAAACCTACGATCTTTTCGTTACGTTGGGTATTCTTGGACAACGCCCCGTAGGCAGCCATCATCCTACCGGGGTCGATGTTGTCCATCCACGAAGGGAGCCCGCAACCGGTGCTCTCTACGAGGATTTTCGGGCTCATGGGGACGGTGACACCTCTAACGAGGACAGGCCCGATATGGGCACTAATGACAGGTGTTTTTCCATCATTTCTTTTAGGAGTGGCGGAAAGTCCGAGTCTATGCATACCAGGAAACAACATGCAGGCTCGGGAGAAACATTCCGCAGCCATACGATGCGTTTCGTCGAAGATAACCAATCCAAAAGATCGGTAGAAATCTTCTTCATACTTGCCGGGTCGGATGATACTTTGTACCATGCCGAGTACGAATCGTTTGCCTTTGTAGTCGAGTTTAGCGCCTTGGGCGATTCCGATATCATCCGGGGTTACTCCCACAAGATTGATCAGGGTCTTGTACCAAGAATCCATCAAGTCCTGTTTAGGGACCACAATCAGGGTCGCTTGTCCTAGTCGCGCCGCGATTGCCGAACCGATATAGGTCTTGCCGAACCCGGTAGGGGCCTCTAGAACGTGGTCAACCCCGTTCTGTAGAAGTTTCAGCGAGGAAGAAATACACCCAGCCTGTTCCACATCCAGAGGCGGCATCTTGCAATCGATTGCAGGAAGCGGCCGACTCACCCGTTTGTCATGCCCACCCAATGGGGCGACACGGCGGGGCACAAGGATATGGTTGCCGCTACGCACAGCCATCTTGACTTCATCACCGTAGGTAGAGACAAACGTGAACGCCGCCTCCATACCTTCCGAGTATGGATAGACAGCCATAGCGTCCGTCCATAACGGGATTTCAGTCAGATTGATCAATCGTTTCTCCAAGATGCAGCGCCTGGAAACGCCTTGGCCGCAGAAGCAACAATCTTCTTCTTCATCTCTCTACCGCAGCGTTTGCAATCAGGTGCATAGTGCTTCACCTTCTCAAGCACTTCAACCTCAAGATTGCATTTCTCGCATTCGTAAACGTACAAGGGCATAGTTACTCCATTAAAAGTGCCGCCTGGGTTAGCTTAGGGGGAAACCCTCACAGGTCGGGCGGCGCGGCCCTTTACGTTTTAGAGGTGAGTCTCGTAATCCTCGCCCTTACCAGCATCGGCGGCGGGGGAGGTGTCCTGCGAGAAGCCCGACCCTCCGGTGGGAGCGCCGAAGCCCATCTTACGAAGCTCATCGCCGGTACGGAAGATGATCTCCTTCTCGTAGGGGAGGGGCTCCCAGAGGTTCACGGTCTTCTGAATATCCGACCCCGACTGCTTATCCTTCACCTTGAAGGTGGAGGTGAACATCTGGGTCAGCGCCTCAACGTCCGTGGACTTCTCCTGAAAGTCGAACACATCTCCGACGTTCGGGCTCTTGTCACCGGTACGGGAAACATCGAACCGGCACCCCGTCAGACCGCCGCGCTTGATAGCCATCTTGTTCAGCATATCGAACGTGGTGGGCTTGGCGACGAACAGCTTGCGGGTGAACGGGATGGTGATTCCGTTCTTCGTGGTGTACGGCCTAGTATCGATCACCGTGAACAGGCTGACCAGCGCCGCACGGTCCTTGCCCTCGCAAATCGGGCAAACTTCCTTCGCGCTGGGCATCGTCTGCTGAGGGCAAACGATGTTGTCCCAGGTGTTGTTGAAGAACACCGTATGCTCGTAGTACCTGGGCGGGGCCAGGTAGCCCTTCGTGTGGAGGGCGCCATCGACGAACCAAATGCTGGCCTCGTCGCCCTTCTTCAGCCAGAACCGGAAGGACTTACCCTGCTCCGACTGCCGCTTGATCTGCGCGGCCTTCTCCTGCTCGTGCAGCTTCGCGGAATCTTCGCCCTGCTTTAACCAAGACACAGCCATTGTTTTACCCCTTTATATGGATACCATTACGGTGATCCGGGTTGGTGCGACAGGTGACACGGTACGACAACGACCTATGATTGTCAAAGGTTAAATAAGATCGGATAGCACTTTTTCTAGCACTTCGAGAGGCAGGGAACCGGGGTCTTTGTACTCTTTTGGATACGAAACACGCCCAATTGGAACATGCTTCCGGAGCAGGGTTTCGTACCGGATGTGGGCCGATTCCCCTGTCTCATCATTATCCAGCATCGTCACAACACCATCACAACCTTGCAGTTTAGTGATCTTTTCGGCGCTAGACTTGGCAGTTAAGCCCGCCACTACGTAGGGATAAATCCGGGCGACACTCATGCAGTCGAACTGGCCCTCTACGACGATTACGGGTTTATGGTGGCGGGCCGCAAGTTCCAATGCTTGTTCGTTGTACCAGACCCCATGAGCATTATTGATCTTGTCGTGGGTGTAATCGAAGTGCTTGAGCGTGGCGTTTGGATCGCACGCTCTACCTCTGGCCCCCGCCAACTTACCTGTATAGGTACGGTAAGGGCATACGATTCGATTGTACTTGTAATCGTATCGTAGCTCGAACTGGATGGCTATCTCAGCCGGGATTCCCTGACTGCCCGCCGCAGGACGCCCCTCATGTAGATACCACTTGGCGGTCGTGCTCTGATGCCACGGTTGATACTGTTCAAGCCACCATTCGGGCCACGGAGTAAACTCTAGCATGTTCGGGGTTATAGCACCGAACTCGGGTAAAGGCTCTAGGTAGTCCTCTATACCCTGTAGAACTTCGTAAGCTTGCTTGAAGTGGTACCGCGCCGAAAGGATTGGGTCGTCCTTGGAGTATAGATCCAGGGACATCACAAGTTTCGTGGCACTCCCGCTGCCGCAGGTAAAGCAGTTATAGTTAGCGGATTCCATGTTCATTCCGAACGATGGCCGCGTGTCCTTTCCCTTGGAGTGGGTAAAAGGTGCCAGCGGGCATTGCGCCATCCACCACCCGTTCACGGGGAGGGGATCGTGCATACCTAACGACTTCATCAGGTTAAGGACTAGTTCTTTTTTCATGCAATTGATTGCAGACTAGATGATACCTAATATCGATGCTGGCTTGAACGACCCGTGGTTTACGGTCCTAGTATTCCCGCAATGGCAACATATCTCTGTTTGGCAGTTAGAGGATGCTGACCAGGGCTGGAGATGGTAGCAATGGAACGCTATGGGCCTATCGGCGGTCGGGGTTCTCTGTTTACAAACCTCTATCCCCGAGACTTCCATCACCTACACTCGCGGCACCAAGGCTGATTACGAACGGAGCCGTCCTTCATCTGCCGCAGCCCGAAAGCGGTCAGGGGCTTACGCTTACCGCAGGCGGGACACTTGAGGGTGATCTCTCCCGCATCGGTAACGTGGATCTTGTTCTCATTCTTGATCGTCAGCTTTTGGCTCTTGTAGCGCATTTCCGCTCCTGTCTTTCACTTTGTAGATGGATCCCTGCCGGATGTAGTAGATGCTTTCGGCCATTGCAATGACCATAGTGGAGACTATGGGACGCACATACGTGCCAAGTGGCAACATCCCAGATTTAAGCAGGGGGGTACATGCGGCCTTGAACTCTAGAAACTTATCATCGATTTCAATGCAAATTAGGGCCATCACTTCCCCTTGATGGTCGTAAACTTTCTAGAGCCGACAACACTCTTGACGAAGGGTGCCCGCTCCTCCTCGGTCGTGTACTGGTCGAGATCACCGAGGTTGATCTTGATGATTGCGAGAAGCTTCTCGTAGCCGCCCATCTTCTCCTTGAGGAGCTGGATTGCTCCGTCCTTGTTGGAGATTTCCCGGGTAGAGCTAGCCGCGCCGTATTCAAGGACGGCAGCATCACCCTCTAGGATGGCGGGCATCTTGGGGTCAAACCGTTCGGTGTTGGAAGCAACCTCCGACAGATGCTCCCGAATCTTCTTCTCTTCCTTGAGAAGTGCCCGCATGGGAGCAAGCTTCTGCTCGATTTCCCAAAGGCGGTCGATGGCCGCACGGGTGTCCTTGGACAGCGCCGCAGACTTGAGAGAATCCTTCACCTTAGCAACGGGCTTCTGAAGCTGAGTGACCTTGACAGTCATAATCCCTCCATGGGTTAGTGGCCGAACCGCGCCGTTACAAAATACAGGATAGTCAAACAGTCTACATTTGTCAAACGAAAAGATTAGGGGAGCCTGCAATCAAGTGCAGACTCCCCCGGCACAACCGGCCCGCATTACTCTACCGCCAGAACCTTCTTCGTCACGAACTTCAGCTCCTTGCGGGACTCATCCGGGTTACGCAGGATGAAGGTGTGCTTGCGGCCAACACCCTGAATCTTACGGGCCTGAAAGTCCAGCGCATCCGACTGGTAGACCTTGGCGGCGTCGGGGAGGTGGCCCGCGAGGCGAAGCTTGCTCACGAACTCAAGCACATCCTCGGGGCTCAGGAAGTCAATCATCAGTCGGGCGCGGTTCTTTGCAACCGGGGCAGGAGTCTCAACGTCAGGAACAGCAGCAAGCTCGCTCATTTGTATATTCCCTTAAAAGGTTTGAGTAAATTAAATTTGAAGCTGGTCATTCCCGGGGGTAACGCTACCGGTTGATCATCCCACGCGAAGATATCGCCGTCTTTATCCTGAATCGGCTTATGAACGTGCGGGTACTTATATTTTAGACACTTACAGGGTTCAACCGTTAGTATGTTTATTATAGGGGCGGAATCTAGTTTTGTCCAGGGATTTCCGCTCATACATACTGCAATTCGTCGGAGGTTTTTTGGGTATTAACATCTACCTGTTGGAAGTCCATCTCCATGAAATTCCAATTGATTTCCCACGAACCGATTTCACCGTTACGACCCTTCAGTAACTCAAGCTTTCGCTTCATTATCGTTTCTACGCCCTCTTCCTGCATGATACCTATGACGAGGGCGCTGATTTGACCAATCGCATCGGAGTAGCCGATATCCTCTAGCCCCTCTTTCGCCCCTTTCTGCTTCTTCTTCGTCACGGCCGTCTTGGCAAACTGCCACGAACAGAACGTAATGAACTTGTTATCCGACGAGACACGCTTGATCCATTCGATGTTTTCGGCAACCTTCGTATACCTATCGAGTCTAGGGTTCGGGTGCCTCAACATATAGGCACCGTCGATGAAGACGATTCTACACTTCAGGAGAAGTGCGAGGTTGTAAATATCGTCTACGCTGGCCGCGAGATTACCGTCGATAACGTAGAACTTTGCGGGCTCTTTCTTGATATCCGTAATCTTCTCAGCGAACATCAAGAACGTCTGACTTGAGAACCCCCCCGCCATCAGTTGCTTGACGGGCGTGTTGGTATACATGGCACCAACGCGCTGACCGATGAGCAGGTGCCCCATCTCCATCGACACAAACAGCACGTTTTCGTGGCGCTTGCTCCAGTTATGGAGGGCGCAATACAGCATCTTGTAGGACTTCCCAGTAGCAGGACGGCCCACAAAAGAAACAACCTCGGCAGGGGCAATCCCACCAAGGTCGTCTAGATACGGCCACCCGAAGAATGCGGGGGCCATATCCGATCCCAGTAGGTTCCCGTGGTACTGCGTGAGCAGCAATTCGGGCAGGTCTACATTTACATCTAGGATCTTATGTCTGTACTTCTGCTGGGTCCAAGTATTTTGGGCATCCCGCAGAATCTTCCATGCATTTTCAACAGCTTCGTCGTCCTTCTTTAAGATATCCCTGCTTTCCGCCGTCGCCTTGCTCAAGAGGTCATATCCAAACCTCTTCTCCATCTGCTTGACGTAGTAAATCGACGGTTCGGGTACGTCTATCTCCTTGATCTCCGGGAACTTCGTTTCCAGAGTTTGAATCGTTGGGAGTGTGTGGCACTCGTCATAGTGCTTTCTTGTGAATTCCAGCAGCGCAAGCTCTTTCTCGCCCTTGAACATCGGAGGAGAAAATTTCGCCTGGAAGAACGCAAGAGCATTCTGTTCGAGGGCCAATTTCTTTATAGCTTTTGCCCCGAGCATGAACGTAGACATTACGCAACCTTCTTTCGCGGCGCGTAGGGTTTGGGTTTACGTCTATTCGATGCCTGTTGTTTTTGCCGTAGCCCATCGGCAGTTACTTGGTTCGTAATTGCCGTCGTTATTAAGTCTATCTAGGGACATACCCTTTGCGGGATCCCACATATCCTCGTAAAAGTTTTCAAACTTTAGCCATCGGTAACATACGACGATTCCACGCCCTCCGTAATCGTGGAACCGCTTGTTCTTAGGATTATGGCAACGGTCAAGCATGGCTTCCCATGCTTTCCATACTTTAGAACCAGTTTTACCGTGTTTAGGGGGACGACCCTCACGCATCTTGCAACCGCAGGAGACAGTACCACCTTGCCGCAAGCTTGCGGACGAGATTATCTTGGTTGTTCCGCAATCACAGAGGCATTCCCAAAGTTTACTCCCAAATTTAGAAATTCCGGCAAAATCTCCCACCACCAGTCTTCCGAAGCGAAGACCGGTTAGCTCAATAGTTTTAGACACAGTTCTACCCTTCGGAGATTAGGTAGCCCGACTTCAAGTGCTGCGCCATTAATGCCCCGTAATCAGCGGCTAGTACCTTCATATCCTCAACGTAGGCGACCGTAACCTTCCCCGCCGTGAAGCGGGACAGGAGTAGGTCGTAGATGAGGCTCATCTTCCAAGAGGGGATTCCCTTTCCGCCCTGTCGTACATACAGGTTCGGAATGAGCAGCACCGTGGGATCAGGGATCTCATGGTGATGCTCGGAAGCCTCAAGCAACGTCTGCACGGTAATGACACGGGCGTCGATATAGTTACGCAGGAGTGTTGCGGCCATTGCCATCATCTTTATATCGGGAGCGGTTTCGTGCTTACCAACAAGCACAAGACCTTTGCCCTCTCGCTGGAAAACAGGGAAGCGAGTGAGCCAATCCAGCTCTACCCCGGAGCAGAACTCCTTGGCCGACTTCTGCATAAAGGTCTTGGGCACGTTTGCGGTATGGCAAATCGCGTCCAAGTTCTTAATGAGTCGGTCGTGATGTTCTGCGTTTAGCATGACTTCTCCTCATTTCTGTTGCTTCAGTTTTGCGAGGGCCTCCGCGACCATTTGTTTAGAAGCTACGTCAACCTTAGTCTTAGTCACTTCTTGAGGCGCGGCAACAGATTCCGCCTTCAACGGAGTTACATTCTGAGGCTTAACCTGTTTTGCACTCGATTGCAACATCTGAATAGCAACATCATGGTACTTCAGTAGGAAACCTACAACGGGTCTTTCGGGTGTCGTGGTTAACCCGTACTTGGCCCTGACCTCAAATACATACTCCTCCCAGTTCGTAGCCGCGAGATCCACGGTCTTTTCGATGTACTTAGCCGTGTCCGTAGGCCCCATCATCTTAGCGAGTAGACCGAGCTGTCCCATTTCGGCACCGGTCAAATCTTTCACATAACCGCCATATGTCTTGGCTAGTCGCTTCTTCCAGCGTAGAGCGAGTTTCGCCGGATTCGTTCCCGCTAAAACTTTTTCAGCCTGTTCTTTCTTAAATTTTAATGTCTCTTCTAATGTTGCCATATTTTCCTTCTCTACTGCTTCTTTGACATTCTCTGATTTTGCGGACAAAGTGTCATGTGTAGTCTCTTGTTTAGTAGTCTCTGTTATAAGATTGGTTACCGGTAACCAATCGGATTGGCCCTTGGTAACCATTCCGTGATTGGTTACCGGTAACTTTTCGGCGGAATCATTGACCTTTTCGATGGCCGCATCAAGCATGTCTACCCGGAGCTTGATGTACGTCGTTGGCGTGCTGTTAAACTTGTGGACTTGGGTGAATATAAGCCCCAATGCCCGCAGTTTGTCAAGAGCTACACGGCTCTGCATTCGGGAAAGGCCGATTTCGGTTTCCCAATCCTTCCACGATTTAACGAGCCACAATTCCCCATCGCGTTTTACGCGCAGCTTAGTCGCGCCGGTAGCGCCGGGGGTATGCCAATAAATTATTTGAGCTAGGAGCGCCGCAGAATTCATGCTGCCCGTGATCTGTTTATACACAGGCTTAACGACTATCACGTTTTCGGGCATCTATCCCCTCAAATAGAAAGTGCCGGGTTTTGGGAGCCCCGACCCGGCGCGGGGGGCTGCAACTGAGGGGGGCGGCGTGGCGGTGCAGCGTGGGCAGCCCCTCAGTACGGCCTACTCTCCCTCGACATCCTCGTCGGGCTCATCAGCCTCTTCGGCATCGCCCTCAGAGGGAACAGCCTTCGCGTTCTTGTCGTCCCCATCGAACGGGTCGAGAGAGAACAGTTCCTTCGCATCCGACACCTTATCGGCGGAAGGGATCGTCAGCTCTACGATCTGAGCGAGCACCTCCGGACCCACCGGGGTCGCAGAGGCAAACTGAACCACGCCCTGAAGCCACTCAACAAGCTGGAGCGTGACCTTCTGGTTGTGCCATGCCGTGATCGGCGCGGGATGCGCGTAATCACACAGCGCGAAATTCAGCTTCGACAGCCGGAACAGCTTAGTTCCCTCAAAGTTCCCTTCGGCGCGGACCTTGAGCGGCGGGGCGAAGGACGTAGGCACCCCCCCTGTCTGGAAGAACCGGGCAACGACTCCGCGCACCGGCTTCTCCTTGTACTCGAAGGATTCAAGGACAACATTGAGGAAAAGGCTGGCATCACCCTTGTTTGCGATGCGGATGTACGGACGACCGGTCCCCGTACGGAACACCGGCTTCTCCCCAACGAGGGGAGCAAAGTGCTTCTCAACGTCTTCGACCGTCTTAAGTGCAGGATTCAAGTATCACTCCATTGTTTGGGTTGTACCGCAACAGCGATTTGCACCGTAACAAATCAACCTAGATTTGTCAACCGATTATTTTTTGGGAACGTCCCAACCGTGCTTTTTAATTTCGTTAACGACTACCTCCGTTACATCGGCGTGGGCTAGTAGGGGAAAGTCAGGATGATAGTCTGCGGGCGCAATCGATTGCAGAGCCTTCGTAATCGTCGGGACTTGTCCTAGAGCGGGCTTCATCTCTAGGATACTCTCGAACACCTGCGCCGCAAACTTACGGGATTCATTGAACGTCAACTTGGAGATAGGCATCACCTTATCGATGCGGCCTGTCCGGTACAACTCGGGAGGGATCGAACTCTTATCATTAGTGGTCATAACCGTGAACACCCGGCTCTGATGTTCTGCAAGCCACCACAGTAACTTAGATAACAGTCGATTGATTACCCCCGAATCCTCCTTACCCTGGAAGATTTTCTCTACTTCGTCTAGGAGAAGAACACAGGGGGCTTCTCGGTTGACGAGATCAAGAACGTTCTGAACTCGACCCTCGGAGACTCCGATGTATTTGTCGAGAGTGCTTGAGATATCGAATCGGTATAGCGGTACACCAAACGTATTTGCGATGGCCTTAGCCGCCATGGACTTCCCCACACCGGGAGGTCCGTTAAACATAAGTCCCCTTGGTACAAGCTTGTGGTGCGTTTCCTTGTGAAAATACGACTTATTAAGCTCCAACCACGCCCTAAGATGTTCCGGCCACTGGTAAAAGTCATAGCTAGAATCCTCAAGATAGAGTCCGGTAGCCCCACCCACGAGGGACGACCTAGTGCGCCGGATCTCAGCGAGGGTAATTCCATTAACTCGTGCTTGGGTAAGTAGTAGGACTTCCCTAATGGATTTCAGAGACAGGCCGCGAAGACCTGGGATGATTGGCTCTACCCATTCTTCCCCTAGCATATCAGATAGAAGATACCTGACTAAAGGATCCGGGGTCGGGAGGATGCCTCCGTCGAAAATCAGTGGATTCTTGCGGGAAGTATCGAAATTAAGGACTATTAGCGACAATCCTGCGGCGCGGAATTCCTCGTAGGTATCCGTGGTAACCAGATCCTCATCATCAGTCCAGTAGAGGTACGGACCTAGCGTCTTGTGCTTCTCCGCAAGAGAAGCCACCTTCTTAGGGGCCGCGTAAAACGCGAGTACCTTATCGAAGTTAGCGGTATCATCCGTCTGCACACCGATAATGGGCAGACGAGCCTTGAAAGCTAGGTCAAACAAGCGCACTCCATTGGGCGGCGGGTAGGTGTTGCCGACGATTTAGAAGGTACAGAAATTAACTAAAGGGCGCAAGGAAATTTATCGTTGCGGCCCAGATTTTTAATATCCGCGCTCATACATGGGGATTTCGGGCAGTTTTTCCCCACGGACGAATCTGGCAAGTAAAACATCAGTGCTTAGGATGTGATCTGTCAGCCAACCACTCAATGAACTTACTAGGTTATCGATGTTCTCAGTGGTGGCACCGTTAGCAAGAATCTTAGCTCGCGTATGGATGAACACATCGAAGAACTTGAGGTGTTCGTCTACATGCAAGTTAGCCGCTGGATAATTCAACCTATGCATCAAGACCTCTTCATCTGTGAAGTGGTCCGTGAAGTGGTTGCGTAAGAATGTTACGAATTCTAAGACGACCGGGGTTGAAAGACCCCCTTCGTCTAGCACCTTCTTGAGCAAATTCAACTCGGTGAGAATTGAGTTATGCTGTGTGTCTATGATCTCGTGCCCGGTTCGTAACTCTTCTGGAATCATGCGTGTTTCAAGACGATCAGCTTACACGTTTCGATCTGTGGAAAGCCGAACGTCGCCCCCGACTTAGATAGAGTGAGTGCTACCTCGTAAATACCTGCCACTACGTTCGATGGTACCGCTGCTCCCCACTTTGTAATCTTGCCATCCGAATTAGCCGCTCCTAGAGCGCCCGCCGCCGTGAAATCAGCGGTTGCAGATTTAATATCGAGTTTCCCAGACATTTCAATAGTGCAACCTGTTAAATCATCCCACGGGGTACCGGATCCGAGGTAATCAACCTCAATCCTTTTGTACTCGCCCTGATCCATCGTCACGGTAATCATATATGCCCTCTATGATACGAAAGTTTTGTTCTTAGCGCCAGTAACTACCCATGTTGCCACGGGTTCGGCGGCATAAATCTTGTGGGCGGGCCGCATAGTATTGATGTCAGCGGTAGGGAATATCGTCTTAACTACCGCTATCGGCCCCAGCCCGTAAATAGTTAAGACACGTTTCCCAATATCGATTGAGACACTAACGCCCGGTTGGGATACGTACAATTCACCCAGCAGGGTGGCTAGGGCTACGACGTTGCCGGATAGATTGACGACGTAAGTTAGCTCCCCAGCAACATCGCTACTGGGGCAAAGAACGAAGCCATCTAGGTTAACCCGCTTCGATAATTCAGCGGCGACGGTGGCAGTTCCGTATACTGACCCAGTAAGGGTGGACGAGGACAGTAGTTCACCGGAGACAACAGATACTTGCCCCGGGATGCTGCCGACTAACGTGACTACCTTATAGAGATCGCCACTAACGATAGATGCCGGGGAAATGATCGATCCCGACAGACTCTTTCCTACCGTCAGTTCACCGGTAACAACCGAAGGGGCAATGCCTATAGCCCCGTGCAGGTCGATGGTCAGTTTACCGGTAACGATAGATACCTGGGCCGGGACACTACCGGTCAGGTTCTTACTTACGCCTAGATCACCAGTAACAATACTGGGAATAGCGGCGATTGTTCCGCTTAGTTGAGTGTCCCCTACCGAGGTTAGGGAACCGGTAACGGTACTGGTGATGGCACTAATAGCGCCGGATAACGCCTTAACTAAGGCAAGTGACCCGGATACAACGGACGTAACTGCGGGCACCGCCCCTGTAAGAGTGGCGACCTTAGTTATGGACCCCGCTACAGTTGAGGCAGCAGAGACAACCGCCCCGGAGAGAGTCTTAGTTACTGCTAACTCACCGGTAACGGTTGATGCGGGGGCGGCGATACTGCCGGTTAGTGCCGTCAAAGAAATGACGGTCAAGTCACCTGCGACCGTACTTACCTGGGCGGCGATTACACCGGTTAGAGTATCCGTCTTATTGACGGACCCAGTTACGGTAGAAGTAATCCCGGGTACAGCGCCCGCTAGGTTTACAACCTGGGAGACAGTACCGGAAACGGTTGAAGGGATCCCAGTTACAGTACCGGTGAGATTGACCGCTAGGGAGATACCGCCGACCACCGTACTTGTGCAATTGATTGCACCAGCAAGGGCTGCGGTTTTAGCTAGCTCTCCGGAGACAGTAGACGCGGGGGCGACAACCGCGCCCTGAAGGGTCTTTACTACAGATAAATCGCCGGTAACCGTGCTTGTTACGGCGGCGACGGCCCCTGTTAGACTACCAAAAGCAGTTAGATCACCAGTTACAGTAGAGACTTGAGCAGCTACAGTACCGGTGAGGGTCTTTACTACAGATAATGACCCGGAAACAGTAGAAACCTGCGCCGCAACCGTACCGGTTAGTGCTTTTACTACGGAAAGAGATCCGGTTACGGTACTAGTAGGCGCAACGATGCTTCCATCAAGCGCACCCGAAGGAGCAGCGGCCTCAAAGGCGTCCGACTGTACGAAGTCGGTCTGGAACGCCTGAGCCATTTTACTCCCTAGAAGTCAGTCTCAAGATATAGCTTGATTAAATCAAGCGTATTCGCGGAGGTCGCCGCAATGGAGCCAATGGTGCAGATGGGCGACAGGAACGAAGTTGCTGCTGGGATGTTCGTGGTCAGGGATCCTGTCGCGGAGTTACCTGTCGAGAGATTCGTTACTCGGTAGTAGACCGTTGAATCGTTGGGCTTGGCGAATAGAATCAGCTCGTACAGGTGCGCGGTGTTGACGGCGAAGTTAGCGCCCAAATCTAGAGCTGTAGGAGCTGTGCCAGATACGCAGTTGACTAGGTACAGGTTGCCAGTACCGGTACGGGCTACCCCGATACGCCCGGGGGTAGTAGTGGCGGCAGCGGTGTAGTCTACGATGGTTGCCGCTGTGGTTACATCGCGCAGGCCAACGAACAAGCGTCCGTTGGTGGTGTTTACGCTATTGCCGAAGCGGCAGACGAAGAAGAACCCGCCCAGCCCAGCCGCGTTACCACGCCACACCTCATGCGCCGTGCTGTAGACCGAGATCCCGGCGTTGATGGTGGTGCCTGTCGAGAGGGCCGCCCGCTTCGTCTGTGTAAGCAGGTTCGTCGCGGCGATTGCGGGAATCGAGTTGCCGCCACCAGTAGAAATTAGCGCGGAGGTGATCGCCATTCCTACCGACACTAGAGAATAGGCGGTGCCAGGAGAGGCGCCCACCGCCGTACCGACACCGGGGAGGATCATCCTGACGTTGTTGGTCCCCAGATGGGGCTGGATGATCATGTCCACGCCGGAAGGGCCGATCCACTTAGGCATCACCCTTCCGGCAACGGTCTTAGCGTAGATAAGTAGATGATCGGCGGCGGGCGCAGCCGGGTCTGTACCGTCCGTGCGAGAAGCCAAGGACGCACCGCCGACATCTACTTCGTGATCAGCATTCCAGTCCGAAGGACGTACGACGGTAGTATCACCGCCATCCGCTTTCGCGCTGGTGAATGCGTGTTTGATCGGCATTTAGAGCTTAGTCTTCGGTGATGCTGAGAGTGCCGATCCCGAAGCTAACCGTGTCGTTGGCGTTGATGGTCTTGGAGGTACCCAGCGCCGCCCAGTACAGTAGGTTGCCAGCAGAGACAGCATCAAACAGGCCGAAGTGGGTGACGAGGCCCCAGCCAGCAGGAGTGGGGGTGGCGAAGTTGATGGCAATCGCGTTCGTGGTGGCTCGGGGCGTACCAGCAGGCGCGTTCCAGCTAGCATCCGCCTGGGTAACAGCGGCGCGACCGTAGGCATTGGACCCAATGGTTACCTCAGTACCTCCACCGGCATCAGTAGGGGCAGCGGTAAAGAGCCCAACCCAGATTCCGGCGGGCTTCCAGGCAACCTGGGTCCGCAGAAGAAGGTTAAGGAACTGTCCCTCAAGATAGTTGGTCTTACCGGCCATGTGTATCTCCTGTTATTAAAAATCAATGCGGGCCGCAGGCCCAAACCTAGTCCACGAGGTCATCTTCTCATTCTTTGCAATCGATTGCAATCGGTCAGGGGGTCTTGGGCATGAAATTATCAGGGTTTGCCGCAAGATCATCCTTCCATGCATCGCCCCTAAGTGCTAGCCGCGCCACCGCCCTATCGTGGGCGAGATTGAGCTTGTTCTCAAGGTACATAACCCGGCGTTCGTGGTCTTCATCACACGCCCGCAGTTGCATGGTACGTTCCTTCAACGTCTGAATGTGCCGTTCCACCCGGTCAAGCATGGACTTCCGCTCCTCGGCTACGCCGCCAAGACGTTTAACCTCTAGACGGTTGCTCTCGATAGAAATCCTAAGTCGGGTAAACTTGGCTCGGTGTAGCATTGTAACGATTAGGAGGATAACTAAAGTAATCAGGTCAGCCGACATCAGCATAAGCGCCGCGCCGTGGTCGTACCAAAACCCCGCCCGAGCAATCAGGTCTAAATGATCCGGGTCTGCGGCGGCAGCCACCCCCAAGAACAAGAGTATACCCCCAAGAATGAGTAGGATTGTCCGATTGTAACTCACTTCTTGTCCTCTTTCTTCTCAGGAGCGGGGCCTATAGTAGCGAAGGGCATCGGACGACCGATTCTATCAAGGATAATCCCAGTTACAAGGTGGGTGTCATCGGCCATCTTATCGATTTTATCTACTATCCTCCCGGTAGCCTCTGCCTGCCGCGTCATAGCCGCAGCAACTTCCTTCTGCTGTTTGTCCCACCGCTCGATAACATTATTTCCGACAGTCCACACCCCCCAGGATAACCCAAGGAGTAAAAGTGTGGGGAGGCCGAAACGGTCAAGTACCCGGTACCACATGGGCACTTCGTTCCAGCGGCGTCCGCGAGATACATCCTTACCGCGTACGTGCTCTAACAACTCCCAGCGCCCGGTAGTAGGCCCCTGTGGCTGTCCAATGGGACGACTATACCCGACTACGGGCGGGTAGGGGGTTGTGTCTCCTGATGTTGCGTCCTTAGACATTTACAGACCCCCTCCAAACACCACGCCCTACACCCCACCTCTGGGATATGCACATCCCAATGGTGCCCACACCCGGGACAGTAATTATCTAAGTGAAATCGCTTCTTAGACAACGACCACGTATCTCTCATTTGAACCTGACGAATCCGTTGACCGTCGTAACCCATTGGCCGTCCCCACCGAAGTTGATAGTGAAGAGGGTTTCTAGATTACCTACCCAGATATTCACCGGAGGGAACGCCAGCGCAGGCCCTAGCGCCCATCCGAACTTCCCCGCCGCCAGTGAGACCCCTGCGCCCCAACCCATTACTTCAGCTTCCCTCTCCCTAAATTCAGTGGAGTATTTCAGTTCAGACTTGAAGAGTTCGGTCTTAGGTTCCGGTGACAGCCGGGTAGCCGAGGCAATTCCAGTAAAGACGAGATTGCCCTTGGGGGTTTCGATGCCCGCATTGGCAACCGTGATCTCCATCTTGTCCCCTACCGCAAGTAGGCATTCGACCGCAGGTTTTGCGGGCTCATCAGGCTTCGCAGGAGGTTCGGGGGGTCGAGGGGTGCCGCCGACCGTTCCCGCGCCCGTGCCCCCAGACTGTACGTAGATAGTCTTGGACCCCTTGGGCAAATCCTTCTTCAAGTCGGTTACAAGCTTGTTCAATGCCTCAATCTGTAGGAGCGCGGCATCGAGTTTCGCCTGGGCGACAGGATCACCGACAGGAACCTCATTTAACTTTAGCTGGATGCGTTCAAGAGCGGCCTGTGCCTCTGTCACGGCCTTGTTAGCAGAGGAGAATTTGACAGCCAAGAAAACCACCGCCACCAGTAAGGCGGCGGGAAGAATCCAGGGCTTGATCTTCTCTAGCATTATTCCGCCTTGAACGAAGCTAACGAAACTTCCTTCTTGTTGTCCTGCCCCCTGCGGATAACGTAAGCCCCTAGAGTGGATCCAAGGATGGCGGCGGCAAGGGCGGCGTCCATTGTTCCGCAGTTCACCGTCCCAATGGTTACGCCGTTCAGAATGGCCTTGATCATCACCCCGGAGAACCCGAAGATGGCGAACGTTAGCATCGCGTCAGGCTTGCCTTTAGCATTATTGAAAAACCAGGCCATAGGAACCTCAGACAATAACGGGCTTACCGTCGTGGAGCGGATCATACTCAATATGGATGTGAGCACCTGAGGCCCCCGGGGTATCCTCACCCTCAAGAACAACATCGTACTGGGCCGTCAGAGACTCCTTAAGTTTAGCTACGACGGCGGCGTCTACTCCCTGAAGTGTCGAGTTGTACCGGGAGGCAAGTCTGCAATCAAATGCAAGACCTTTATAATGCAGTGAGTCAATTCCGTGCTTGCTGTCCCCTACGGAGGTGACCATGCAGTGGGACCGGTAAAAATCAAATACACCAGCAGCTACAGTCATAGCAGCCGCCGCCTGAGGCTTCAAATTATTGAGGTCTACCCCAGGCTTGAATAATAGCATCCCCTCATACTACATTAACTGTGGGTTCTAGCAACCCCCCGGGGGGGTATTTTCCTGCAATTGATCGCAGTCAGTTACTTATGGGCAAAAAAATAGCGGGGTCAAGGCCGGTGTTACCCGGTCCCCGCCCCGCCGAGAATTCAAAAGGTTAGGAGTTATCTAGGTAGTAGTCTATTATGGCAGATCCAGTACGCCCGGTAGAGTCCGTAACTACGCATTGGATCTGTCCTGAATCCATGCCCCACAATGGTAATCTTTCCCGTACGTACACCCCGGCCCCGGTCCCGATAATAGTCCCTCCACCGGAGAGTACAGACCATGCGTACGTGAATGGGCCGGTGCCGTCAGAGCTTATTGTAGTTCCTCCGGTGTTCACGTTCTGGGCAGATATACCGACGCCAAAGCCATCAATGTAGTTGGGATTAGCGACTACGGATAGTCGGTTTCCTGCCTTTGCCGCGTCCAAGAAATTACGAAGGGTAATGTTCCCGCTGGACGGTACGTTAGGGGCGTAGTCCGCGACGGTTACATATGTCCCACCGTACAGATACGCCCGCAGATTCCCCGGCCCACCGAATTCAGCAATAATATCTGAGAGTTTCAGTATTCCTGATGCGGGAAGTGCCATGGCTAGTTCTTGGTCAGGGCATCAACCTGTGCAATCAGTTGCACGATGGTTGCCTGCTGTTCCTTCACAGCCTCAATCAACACCCCTACAAGGTTACCATACGTAACAGATTTCATGCCCTCATCGTCAGTATGAACAACCTCGGGAGCAACCTCTTCCATCTCCTGGGCAATAACCCCCATCTGTTTACGGGTGTCACCTACACGGGTGAAGGTCACGCCGCGCATCGCAAGCACCTTATCAAGCGCGCCCTTGATGGATGCTACATCGTACTTTAGGCGGGCGTCAGACGAAGTAGAAACATCTACCGCAAACAACCACCCGTTTAGATCGCGCTGTGCAATCGTATCGGCGGTAGCGGAAACATCCGGGTACTTGGAACCTAAGGTAGTAGCGTCACCGCCCCCACCGCCGCCACCTAACGCACTTAGAATCCCGTTAGAATCGATTGTTAGTCCGCTGCCAACCCTAACAGACCCTAACCTAGATGCACTAGCGAGGACTAAACCACCGGACTTAGCCTGCGCCGCACGAATGCTAGTCTTTATAGTATCTACACTAGCCTCAAAATTAGCCTGTGCAGAATAGAACGTGGCAAACTTCTGCCGTAATAAGGCCCCATCTATCGGGGTGTCATACGTAATCCAGGTGGCTTCGTTTCCAGGCACGTACGTACCTGCGGGCCATACTACTAGAGGATCTGATAGCCCTAAAGTGCTGCCGATGTAAGAAACGAGGTCTGCCCCCGCTACGTTGAATAAATTATACGCCCCTGCTGGAGTACCGGATACGGAGTTATCAATAGCTACCCCTAGATCATACCAATACGCGCTACCACCAACCACCGGGGTTTGTGGGTTAGCGGAGGTCATACGGGTTAGGGCATAGAACCAGTGCGTAGCATCCCCGGCGGGGGTGTGCCAGCACATTGGCCCGGTATCCGTTGTAAGATTTACACCCCAAGATTGATTAGGGGATAACTTCTGGTGTATGGAATACGCCGCAGAATAGTCTTTCTGCGCCGCACGGTATATCTGAATTAGTGCTTGTTTTTCTGCACCTTTAGACAGGATATTATCCGATCCAATCGCGGATAAAATATCCATGGCAGAATTTGCAGTATCCTGCGCCGCCTTGGTGAAGTTGGTCTGTAACAGCGTGAACCCGTCTAGGAATGCCTTCCATGCGTTATACCACGCGGCCCTATCAGTGATAGGAGTATTAGCAACCTGCTGCGGCGCGGTAAGAGTGGCGGGATCTACACGTAGATCCGGGGATAACCCATTCAAATACGTGGTTAGTGCTGTTAAAGCGGAATCATACGCGGAGTGATCGCAGGGGATACTCTTGGGGTCAAGCTCAGTTACAATCCTAGTTAGGATTACCGTACCCTGAGATACCGTGTTCTGGTAAATCAACCGCATTGTGCGGCGCTCGCTAGGAGTTAGGTACCCGTCCCCGCCGACCTGCGTAATAGTCCCAGCAAGGTCTAGGCGGGTTAGGCGCTCCGCGTCTGCAATCGATTGCCGAAGTGCCGACTCTTCCAGAAGGGCAGAGGTGTACTGCGCCCGCAGCGCAGGCCCATCGACGGTGGTGGGGGTGGGATCCGCCGTCCAAGCTACTTCGGTGGAGGGTCCGGAGTCCCATACAACAGTATTAACTGTTCCGAACTTAAGACCGTACCCCTCTAGAGTTGCCTTAAGAGTGGTGATAGCGGAGGTGTAGCTGGTGGTGGCGATTGTATGCGGGGCCGCGTACTGACCTGCCGTATACGCTAGTCCGTTAGACCCAGATGTACCGAAATACGCCCGCAGCATCGACTTATACGCGGGGACAATGGAGGCTTTCTCTAAGGAAGAAAGCTTGCTGTCATCTAGCGCCGCCGCCATACTATCCAGCGCGTTTCTATCGGCGGTAGAAAGCGAGGATTGATCCGCTAGGTATAGATAAGCGTTATCTACCTGCCATGTACCAGAACTATGGCTGGATACACGGAGCATGAATTGAGCAAGTGCTGCTCCTGCTGGTGCGGTTGTGCGGAGAATGACTTCGCCCCAGTTAGAGAGACTGGCGGCGGCATAGGCGCTACCCAGCGTAGGGCTATTTCCCCCGGTTAGTTCAATCCCGGCATTGTCGTACCACTTGATACCAACCTGCACGTTTCCGGTAGCCCCTACCGAGCGGCAGTACGCACGCGCAGTAACCGGCTGTCCTGCGGCGACGGGGGTCTTACCGGAGTTTACTAGATCAGAAGAGGACGCAACAGTAGTGGCTTTGGTAGCGTACCAAGACCCGGTGAAAGACCCGGGAGCCTCGATAATCGCCCAATCAGTTCCCTTAACCCAGTCAGTATTCCCATTCTCAAAGAACGGGTTGATTACGGCCCCGGGAGTTTGTTTGGCGGGGTCACCTACAGTCTTGGCTGTGGTGTACGCCGTCGTAACCGTCCAGGGTGAAACATTTCCGCCGCCGTCGATGAGTCGGACACGATACCAGTACGCGCCGCCATCTGTGATTGGGTCCGTAACTTGGAACGTAGGAACGATAGCTACGGGGGAATACGTTCCGGGGGCACCAGCAAGGTTCGGGGCGTGTTCAACCTCGAATGTAACACCGACTAGTACAGTCCCCTCTACAGACCAACTAACTACAATCCCATCGGCAATAGCCTGGGTGGTTACAACCGTCGGGGCGTCTAATAGTTTACGAGTCCCAGTAGCATCGACAACAGCCGACACCCAATCCGAGACAGCCCCGTTATCATCAACATTCCTTGCCTGGAATGTATACGACGCCCCCTGACGGAGCTTCAACTTAGAATACGTAGCAGGAAGGTCATGGCTGATGACATAAATCCACCCGCTCATGTCATCAGCGCGCTTGTATCTAAGTTCGATAGCTACGATTTTTCCCACGGGTATCTCACCTAAATTCCTGTGTTGGAATACTGTACCCCGGGGAAAACAACAATATCAAGCTCATAATCGGTCCCAATACTTTCCCCGTTCGTAATCTTTATGGATGGCGGATTAGGAGGGTCATGGTACGGCTGGGCGATTGTAGAGTTGAACCATCCGGCAGGAACCGGGGTATCCACTGAGTAAACTTCGGGGGCCTCATCCACGGCAGAGATGGTAGCAACTAGATCCTGGCCGGGTGTGATCTTGGTGATGATCAGATTTACGGATTCTTGGCCGACCGTTCCGATCATTGCGAGGTCGCCAGCGTACGCCCCCGGGAGCGATCCGATAAAGACGCCGGGGGTGGAATAGGTACAGGAGGCCGCAACGCTCGTACCGTCCTGTTTACGAACTCTGAGGGTGTACGTACCGTCCGACAGGGTGATGGGTTCATCAAGCGTGATAACAGATCCCACAATTGACTTGATGCGTGAGAACCCGGAACCCCAGTTCACGACATCGTGGTTGAACTTCACGAGGTCGCCGCGCTGACAGACGATATGCTCGATATCAGTTTTCCAGGTGTATTCATTCTGCCGCAGCCGGGACACAGCAAGGTGGTACCTCGCCAGCCGCCAAATAGCATCCGGGGACGGGATGCCAGAGAATGTAATAGCCTCTGTCTTCAAATCAGGGGTGGCGTCCGAGTAGTTTTGGTCGTACACCCGGCACTCATCCTCCTGATATCCTGCGGCGGGGTTAGGGAACTTACAGATCAAGCAATGAATTTTATCCGGGAACATTCTTGTTCCGGTAAACCCAGAGCTATTGTTCGGGGTGAAGTATTGTACGGGGGCTGACTGCTGAACGTCACGAACGATGCTGTACTTCCCATCGCGGTTACAGAAAGTAGCACGCCCAGCGGCGCAGACATCGATTAATATCTGCCCCAGCGTAGAAGACGAATCTAACAGCGAGCTATACACGAACCCGTATGAATCACAATACTGCGCCCAGGAATACAAGGCTAGTACATCGACCCTAGAAGAGTCTACTAGTCGTGGGTTAGCGGGGCATTCAGTAAGCAACCAGTAATAAATCCAGGCCGGGTTTCGACTAGGCTGCAACGCCCACGTTTCATGGTTGTTGATGTCTTCCCCAGGTAAACCGGAATAGACATGGATGCGCTGACGGACTCTACCGCTTAACTGGTTTACGTTACCCTTTAATTCCTCACTCGCCCGAAGTTTCATGGCGATTTTGGTGGTGGGCGTAGTGCTTGGGCACCGGTAGGTGGTTGACCTTAGGGTAGACCAAGTAACGGCCTGGGCCTTACTCAAGGCGCGGGTGTCGTTTACCTTGTATCCGATGGATACGAACCCACCAATCCCGGTGGGGGAGTTCACACGCTGCACGTTTAGGTTGGCCGTGTTTAGCGTGATGTACCTATTGCCTGCGCCGCTAACCGTGTAATCGGCGGGCAGCAGGGGCTCTGGCTTAATCACCCCTACGCCCACAAAAGAGAGGGGGAGCACGACCATTACAGTCGGATCTTCCTCAAAGTTAAGGGGGATAGGGATCGGGCTGGCGTGATCTTCGTTAAAGATATGGTTGTACGACTTCTCGGTTAACCCGAATTCAGTAGCGAGCAGCGTGACTTGGATTTCAAACTGCCGACCTGTGAAGTCTTTGGGAGGGACGATTACTAGGCCGGTAGTGAATGGGATCTTGGTAAAGGAGGAGACTTCCCAATACGCGGTGGCTCCTGACCCCTTGGCCGTGGTGTTAGTGTTGGTCGCAGTTGCCTTCGCAGTTTTCCACCCAACAGAGGTGAACTCTCCAAGGGAGGCGGTGTTTACCCAGGCTTCCCCGATGGCACGAACCTCTACCTTTAGTTGAGTCGTGCCTGGGTAAATGTTCCCCTCAGAGTTAACCCCGAACAACCCTTGGGGGAACGAGAAATCTACCCCAATTTCATTAACATTCGTCGCGGTAACCCGTGTAACGGGCAGATTCACCTGTTCAAACGGGTACGAAATCTCGGCCTCATCTACGTCGTTACGGTACAGCATCGGGGGGGCAGAAGGCCCGCCGACCTCGTAAACCACATCCCCGCCGAAGGTTTCGATATTCGTAGAGCCGAACTTAAGCTGGTCGATCAATAAATCCCCTTGCCCGAAATCGAACAGGAGATTTACGAATTGCTGGTCGCCTTCAGTAACGGAGAAGACTCCCGCAGCTAGCGGGGGGAAGATTACGTACTCTCCAATAACTAGGGGGATAGTACCGTAGGGGTTCGCCCGGTTCCCAACCCCGGTGAGTCGTGGGTTGGCGGTACCTGAACTTGAATCCGAGAACGAATCGTCCTTAGGGAGTTTGATGAGCGCGTTTAGAGCTAGATTGCCCAACACGCTGATGCTGGCCGCAATTATACCTGCGAAGGTAGTGCCTAACGGGCCGGATAGGACGCCGTAAGATACAACAGACAGGACGACGATGGCTAAGGCCCCAAGGATTTGGAGCGCGAGTTTCCCACCCTTAGAGCCGCCCTGCGGGTATGCGACGATTTCGAGGGTTGTTCCGGCCTTAGGCTTTACTAGGTGCCACAAATCCTGCGGGACGCGCCACCCATTCAGACGAATATCCAGTCGGTTGGAGTCTAATCCCTCAAGAATCTGGGAGATATTCATCCCCTCCCGGATGGTTGAGTGAAATACCTCAGTCTTTAACGGGTGGGGTTTCCCGACTAAGGTAATTTCTCTGCAATCAGTTGCAGGAAAAATCGGGGCTACGTCAGACGCGAGAACGATGGCGGTAGAAGCCTTCGATTCTGCGCTGCCAGATAGGTCGGTCATAGGATTCTATGCAACTCCCAACAGAAGGTCTGATGTGCAGCATTTGGCGGGGGCCTATTACGATGCCGCAATGCATCGGCTTACCCGCTATGGTGAGGATGATTACATCTCCCTCCTGGCAGTCCTCTACCTTAACCCATTCGTCCGTAGCACGGGCACCGAATGCACCGACCACAGTATCACGATCTTCCGTGTGTGTGTAGTCTGTTCCGAAGTCGGGGGCAGTAACCCCGTACTGTTCCCTTAAGACTGTTTTAACTAGTCCCCAACAGTCGTAAGTCGGCCCGCGCCCGTGGTCCCCGAACTCTAGTCCTACGTATGACTCTACCCAAGGTTGCATATTAGCGGAATAGCCCGGGGGAGTTGTTAGGGGTGTACGTCAAGCTAGGGAACGAGGTATTCAGTAAATCGTCCTCTAATCCCAGTACCCCAGTTAGTTTCATAGCATCGTAGGTGCAGGACATTAACTGGAACGTGAATGGCCCAACCTCTAACACGTTGGGGGAGCTGGCTAATACCAGCTCCATGGTCACGTTAACCCTTCCGACGATGGTTCTAACCGCCTCGGAGATGGATCTATCTACGTTCTCAATGCTCAGTTGAATCTGAGGTAACTTATCCTGTTCGTCCTCAGGTAGAGTAACCTCAAATGCTGCGGGCTCGAATACCCCGGCGTAACGGGTAATAGGTTCATTGTTAAAAACTACCCGGATAGGTGCCGGGAATGAGCTATGGGTAAGCGTCAGACACATCAGGAATACTTCCCCGGTCTCCTGGGCAAACAACGCCCGCAGGGCGGGCAGTGAAAGTTGCCTAGCCATTACAGTAATTTCTCCAGTTCGATATCAATACGCCAATACGCCTCTGATGTTGACGAGGTTCTAGAATCCCCGGCAACATAACTCTCTTTGTACGGCTTGGTGAACTTGTATATCGCGGGGGTTCCGTACTTCCTAAAGTCTTTCCATACGAACGGGGTAATTTCCGCAATACCCCCGATTAGGGGGCTTCCCCAGTACCACGCCTGGAAGGCGTTACGCTGGGCCTTGGTTAGAATCATCGAGAAGGTGAAAATCTCGATCTTCCCAGTGAACCGGCGGCGCTGCTTCGGCGGGCCGACATCTACAGTAGACGAAATGAAGTTATCTACCGGGGCGTAGGAGGGTTCGCTCTCTGCGAACGGGGATTGTAGAGAAATCGGCCATACAGGTTTGCCCTCAAAACTAGCCCCGCCAAGGATATGCTCTACCTCGGACGCAGCCCTACCTGAACCGGTTACAACCTCTGCAATCGTTTGCGGAGTATGGGGAGCGGAGTCCTGTACGGTTTCCCCGGCCGCAGCCACCCCGGTAACGGTTTCAGTAATAATCGTGGGACCGGCCCCGGGAACAACTCCATCAGCAACCGCCCCGGGGGCCTGCGCCGCGCCTGCCTGGGCTTCGGTGGCAACCCTACCGGAAGTAGAAGTATCCCCGGCCTGGGCACCACCAGTACCCGCCTCCGTGAATGCCTTGTGGTCGTCGCTTACATCCCCGGCCTTAGCAGCGCCCGTAACAACATCGGACTGTAGGAATCCGCCAAGTGCCTGATCCCCCGCCTTAGCCGCTTGTGCAGCTACTTCTGCGGCCTGCATCTGCGTAACGCTGGCGTCGGGAGCAATTACACGTTCAGCGGGAATCTCAGTCCCCGTTACCTTATCGGTAACAACACCCTTTGCCTCTACGGCCTCTGCTGCAATTGCATTCTGGACGCGGGTATCATAGACGGTATCCTTCCCCCAACCAGCGTCCTCCATTGTTTCGTCGTATACATCGAATGCCGCACCCGCCATGGAGATACCATCTAGATGGGCCTTGGCAAAGTTCTGCATGATGTCATCCCCTGGCCACACAGTTACTTTGGCCAGAGGAGCGTTCCAGAAGGTCTCATAGAGGAACGACGTTCCGCCATGAGGAATGCTGGCAGCGCCCGATTGAAGTGGAGCTACATAACCGGTCGCCTCCTGATTGGCGACATGCTCCCTCCATGCTGTGACGAGGAACCTCTGCTTATAGAGGTCGAGCGATTCCTGCGGTGTTTTTCCTGGGAAAGCCAGGTTCACGAACGGAGGAACAAGTGGGGCTGGCTGCGGCGTGTATCTGTTATGAGTATCGCAATGATAAGTGCAGAGTGAAAAGACACAGTTCGTCTGATCTTTGGTGAGCGTTGCAGTAGCCGGGTAATGTTCTGCCCACTGATCATATAGAGCTAGCAATAACCTGCTAAATACCTTCCCCCAGTTACCCCACGGGTACTTGGCGGTGCCGTTCGGCGTGAGGGATCCAGGCATCGCGGGCTGGAACGTCCCGTCCCCGTTGTCGGTGGCGTCCCAATGATAACGGGCGCGACCGTATTTAACCTCGGCCTGCGCCGCGACGGGGATATATAGGAACGAGAACTTCCTTAATAGAGCTTTTGCTCGTGCGGATCCGCCCAGTAGGAAATCGATTGCGTGCAGCATGTTCCGGCCCGCTGTCTGCTCGGAGGAGTCCTCGTCACCGTAGTTGATTATTAGGCACTTGGATACTCGACCCTCTAATGTGGTCGTATCCTCTAGTAATAGACCCTTCCATGAGTCGCACCCAACACCAGTTAAGTTACCCGGCTCCGTAGGATCCCAAACCCGCATCGGGCGGTTGCTTGGAAGAAGCTCGCTATCTGATGCGGTTAAACTTAACTTGGCGGAATTAGCCCCCAGATACATCAAATCCCCGTTGGAGGCTACGTTATGCACAAGCCCGTAAGCCGTGTCCCCAGAATTAGCAGACCGCGCCCGCCACTCCGTAACCTTCAGTTGCCAAGTCTCTAGATCATTGGGGATTTCATGCGTAATCCATACATTATCAGATTGTAATACGGGAAGATTGAGTATTACCTCGCCCCCGAAACTTTCCCCGCAGGGGATCCATTGGGTTCCTAGAACCGGCTCAAAGGTAAATCCGCCGTCCTGCGAGATGAACCATACGTGAACCCGAATCATCGGGTACTCAAGCCCGCCAATTAATTCGGGCGAGCCGTTGTACCCACCTTGCGGGAAATAACCATAGGGATAGAACTCTTCATTGATCCAAGCCCCGCCGCCGAGCGAAGTGTTGAGGATGTGGATGCGTGCGGTCTGCCCCTTGCCGCCGAGGATCTTCAGCTTCCCGGTTCCGGCGTGGTTCATCAGACCGTTGTGGTCGCCGTTGATCGAGTCCTCGTCCCACTGCCAAGTCGCATAGAAGGTGTTGTACCCGTGCCCCTTGCGAAGCCCGCGCAGACCAGAATCGTCCTGGGCAACGACGTTCGTTCCGATCTCCAACGCCCCCGTGGTGTAGCGCCCCGCGAGGTCGCGGGTGGGCGCGTCCAAACGGGAGATATCCATGGCAGACGTTGCCGTGAAAATATCGTACCCAGTAGTGTCATTCCCGACCAGTACAGCCATCGGGAGACCCTCCCACGCCTTGTTACAGGGCAGGATATTAGACCCAGATGAAACAGCAGCAGCGGTCTCAGGGGAGAGCCTTAGCCGATCATAGTACCGCTGGGCGTATAGATTTCCACCGGAAACCCGGAACCCAGTCGCGCCGCCGTGAGGATGCTGCATCAGGGCCGAAAACGCGGTCGGCAGGTCATCCACGATCCGACCGTCATACCACTGGAGCCCTCCGGTTAGGGTGTTAGCCGCTCCACCGTATGTCCCCCATGGAGTCGGGTTGGCCGAAACCATCTCAGCAGTCCCGGCGTGACTTGTGAAACTATTCTGCGAGACACGGGCGTCAGCCCTACAAGCCGCAAGGGTGTCTGCCCGCAGGAACTCTACCGTGGGGGCAGAGGACCGGAGCAGAACAATGTTGGTGCTCTCCCCATCGGGAACGTCTACGATGCCGTTGAGTGCTGGCATCGGGTTGGTCACGTAGGCGTTCTGGAAGTTGGGCACGCTACGCGAAGTCCAAGTCCCGGGAGTCCTAACATGGTCGGACCCATTGACGGGGGTAGTGATGACATCCCCGGTGCGGGTTGCGATAAAACAGTTGCCGCTAGATGCCCTCGCAGCAACAACTAGCCTGGGAACCCTGTCCCGCGTCAGCGTGTTGAGAAGGGTTACTCCTGCGTCGGCATCGAAATCCACTTCCAGTCTAGCGCCGCTTCCGACCGGCCCGATCTCCAACGTCCATCCGGTTGGGGCAACCACGTAATGGCTGAACCCCCCAGCGGCATACGCCATAGTGGACAGCACCCGCAGCCGCCCCTGGACGTTGAGTGTGAGGAACAACGGGTACAAATAGTCATGGTCTCCGTTAGTGCGCCAATCCTCTACGCGGCCCATGGCGAGGCTGTTACCGTTGATCGCCCCCGCCGAGTTGATTCCGTTGATGGACTGGACGTACCCGCCACCGTTAATATCGGGGCGCACAAACTGCATGTCCCAGATATTCCACGATGTAGAGAAATGCGTAGGAGCTAGTACGTAAGAAACATCGAACAGCCCTCCCCTAAGGGTGACTATTGGTAGGTAGTACGCCCCGGAGGTGTGATCATAGTACGCGGCTCCAACATCGGAGATAGTCGCCCCGGCTGGACCCGTAGCAGTAGTGGCGAGTGCCTCTGGGTCGAATGCGTTACTCCATGTCCCAGCGTTCTCATCAATACAGATAGGGGCGGTAGTAAACCCTTTGAATGCAATCCAGGTGGTGGAGAAGTCCTGTACCCAGAAGCAGGATTCCCCCGCTGCACTTGATTGCAAAGTTATGGGGGCTCGGGGCCGCATAGCTGCTGGGTAGCTAGCGAGCTTCGTAAGCGCGGGCCGGAACACCTTGGGAGTGGCGAACTGCCTAAGCAATTCCACCTTGCGGTCGTCGCCCTCCCCGTAGGCCAGAGTTACGCGGACATAGACCCTGGCAGAAGTCTCCAACATGGAGAAATCGTATGGGTTATCCGTGGGCCACACATCGACCTTGGAAGGCCCGGTGACGTACCCCCCGCTGTAGGTAGTATCGTAACCCCATTCGATTGAAGCCAACGTGCCGCCAACAGGGACGGTCACGGTCATACGGGGGGTGCCGGAATCTATCCCTACAATGTCGATGTTACTGGCACCGAACGGGTCAATTTCTAGCCGGGGTGCAAGTTCCGGGTACAGGGAGCCGTAAAACTCGCAGACGGTCTTTAGGTCAGTCCTCCCAGACGGGGAGAAGTCTAGACAAATACTGGTGTCCTGCGCCGCCGTTATACGGGCATTAACCAGCGAAGTTACATCAATTTCCCAAGGATTCTGCGGGCGGGCCTTGGTGTGCGTCTGCTGCCCGCGACCACCCATCAACCAAGTAGGTCCGACATTCGTGGTCTGCCCTGGCGCGACCTTCGTGATGTACGGGTCGTTAACCGCCCAGGCCGACTGCATGGCAATCGTGCCGTAATCCCCAGTAAGAGTCTCCGCTAGTGCGGTCGCAGGGGATACAGACTGGGGATTTAACTGAGATCCGTGGACTTTGCAGATGGGGCCAGCCACAGCCTGCGAGTCATCAAACGTCCAGACAGTTGCAGGGGTGAGGATGAGGGTGGCCCTGCCAACTTGGCCGTTCCCGCCCTTGGGGATGGCAGAGTTAACGGCGCGGAGTATCACGCGATCCCCTACAGGGTTAGTCCCAGCGGGATCAGCTTTACCTAACTGGAGCCTGCGGCCCAGGTACTTATCTCTATCGAGAGAAATTACCCCGTCACTACCTGGCGTGCGAGATTTAACAAGCCCCGAATAGGCGTCGGATCCGCCGAATGCGGCAAACTGCACCTCAATCTGGGTATTCGGCTTACCCATGATAACTGCTATTTTAGCAGTAGCGACATCGGTAATGTCTTCCCACAGCGGGCCGGGGATATGGTCCCGTTCTGGATCGGAGGGCGGTGCTTCTTTGGCCTGGGCAACCCCTGATACGGTCTCGTCTATGTTTATGTCGTGGAAAACATCGGCAACGGTATCCTTGGCCTGGGCTCCTTCTTGTACGCCCTCCTCTACCGTGACAGGAAGCGGCTGTATTCCGATCTGGAACCCGCCCCAAGCGCCGGGACTAACAGCCACCCCCTGATTGGCAGTAGTGCCAGCAACGGTGGTGTTGGCTCCGGTGAAGACATACACCGAGCCAGTGGATGTGCCGCCGCCGCCCAGCAGAGTCGTGTACGCCCCCGCCGCCAGCGTGGGGGCTGGCAAGTTAGCGAGGCCGTTGGCCTTATACACCACCAGAATCTTGGACCCAGTGCGTGGACTGACGCCATTCGCCACGCCCGCCGCTGTGTCAGACGCGATAAGGGGTATCGGCCCAGTAAACCTAAACGTCAGGATCACCCCGTACGTTTGGCCGGATGCAATCACCGTCACCGAAGTTTCAGAGCCAGCGATTTTCCAGTAGTCATCCGAGGAACTCCCAAACGCAGACCATCCCGTAGAGGGCCACGGAGTTCCCTTGCCCAGTAGGAGAATCAAGTCACCAGGCTGAGTGCCAGCAGGCAGGTTCCAAGTGGTCCCGTTGCCGGTGACGCTGTAGACGGGGCTACACCCGATGAAGGCTAAGTTGCCTACCATCGCATCGGCAACGACATCCACGGAGGTAGCTACCCCGGTCGGTGATTCATATTCCCTATTTGCCCGGTCTGTAACTTCCCCCGGGGCAGAAACCTTCTCTGCAATAGTTTCAGTGTATACGGCGGCACCGACTCCAACTTCATCTGCTGAGAAGGTGTCGAGGATACAGCCAGTGCCGCTAGACCAAAAGAAGATGCCGGGTTGCCCGGTAGTCAGCGTAGTGTCGGTGCCCGTCCATAGTTGGGTACCGTCGTGCCTGACGACCAGCGTCGAACCTACGATCTCAAGCTCCGAAACGACGGCCCCGTTGAACACGATACCCACATCGCCGGAGTCCCATAGCTGCGCCACCGCGGCGCCGCTGGTATTGAAGCGGTAGAGTCGGAGCCCCTGGTAGGTGATCGTGTCGCCGTCGTCGTAGTGGTAAGAGAGGAGCGCGTAACACTGGCGGTCCGCGCCCATCCGAACAGCGGGGCCGCACCCAGTTGAATTTACGGGTACCCCGTACATGGCGGCCGACGCCTTCTGGTCGGGTGAAAAAGTTAGGTCGGACGGGTTCCAGCGCGCCGCCGAACTCCCCACCGAGGCGCGTACCCGGTTAGTCAGGATCGTCAGGCTACCGTAGACAGCAGACCAGTTCGTGGCGCTGATAGCAGCGCCAGTTGTCCCGGTGAATGAGTCTGTGCGAGGTGCCATTACGGACCCACCGTTAATCTGAGTTCCGGGTTGTATGTCTGGAGCGTCGGCTGACAAGTTCCGGCGTTGAAGAAATCTGCGTCACCAGCGAAAGCGAACGTCATAGGGCCACCGCCTGGGCCACCCCCTGGGTTCGCGGCAGACAGCCGCGCCGTCGTTAAATCATCCCAACATCCATCGAAACCAAGGACAAGTCCTAGGCGGTTTCCATCTAGAAACCCTGGCCGCGAGACAATCTCCCGAATCACAGCGGTTATATCCGGGGTGCTCCAGGGCTGCGGGGCTCCTTGCTCGTTACTCTGCGGCGGGGGGACCGGGGCGGTGCCTTGCGAAGCGTGCGGAGAGGCAGTCCCAGTAGAAGGCCACTCCCAGAAAGTCGCCGCTACAGTATGCTCACGATGATAAAAATAGGAATCGGCTTGGTACCTACGGGCATTCAACCCGGCAAACCCCCTATTGCTAGGATAATTATTGAACGTCTTGTGGTGGATGCGCGGGTACCAGCGGTTCATGTACGTCCATTCATACCCTGCGGCCGTTTCTAGTTGACGGCCGAACTGAAATTGATCCTCCGCGACACCGTAAATCTTGAACGCCCACTTCTCTACCCCGCCCTTTGTGATCGGGACGTACGGCCCAGCCATAATGTTATAGAGGAGTCTTGCTATTGAAAAATTAATAACGGATCCAGTTAAATTGTCGAGGAATTGCTGCTTGGTTAATCCCATAGCAGTCCACGACAAATTAAACACTAGACCAGCGGAGCGTTCGTGCTGTCCCTCAAACATGGTGAAGGTCATGCAGACCGGGATTTCCGAATCACCCTGCGAGTCTTTCTTTACTGAGCGAATCCCGGATTGAATAAACCCGGAGTCCGGGTCGAAACGGGCGCGCCCCGGCATAGTCGCATGGGATTGTAGTCCATGCTCATTTTTATTTAGACGTTGCTCACGGGGAAGCGCCTCAAGGGCGGGGTTTCCTTCTCCGGACCATACACGCCGGGTTGTATCTAGATCCCCCCGCTCCTCAAAGACAGCCTGTAGATACTTGATCCGGTAGGTCGTTGCCACGGTCTACGTGCGCTGCAAGCGCATCGCCCCCTGTGCGCTGATTTCCCTGGCATCTATCTCAGTGAAGGCCGGGTGCGGCATCTTAGAATGGACCCACCCGAAACCCGCCTCGCGGCGGGTCCATTCACGGACTGTCTCCCCCGATAACAGGTAGAGTCTGCCCTCGACGACAAAATACCTCGCGTCCCGCATCCCGGCCCCCTGGAGCGCCGGATAATTACTGCATCGCCTGCCGGTACGTCACGTTCAACTGGTCGCCCGACTGAAGGGTGCGGTCGGCCGAGAGCTGGGCTACCGCGATGAGGCGGTTAGTGGTGGCGGCGCGGATGTAGATATACCGGCCACCAATCGTCCAGTTGCCAGAGGCGGTAATGGTGTTCTGGGCGGTGCTGACCTGGGCGCAGGCGGTCTCCGTGCAACCACCAGTCCCGTTGGCGACAGAGGTAGGCGCGGAACCAGAGGTGGTGCCGTACCAACCTGCGGTGGTGCGAGCGGCGGTCCACGAAGCGTACCCGGGGGACGTACCGGTAACTAGCTCAGTAGCCGATAGAGAAGCCCAGCTAGAGCTTTCTACGGGGGTCGAGGTGGTGGAGAGCAGGCCCACAGTGAACGAGGTGGGGCAAGAGGTAGCCTGATAGAAACAGGCTAGGAAGTCGGCCTCACCCTCGTCCGCGAGGAAGTTGGGGGCGATCTCCTCCGCGATGACAACCCCGTTACGGACAAGCTGCACGAAGAACTCGCCGTGCTCGGTGGCGATGGCGCTCTTGGGGGCAGTCTTAACGCTGGAATCAACCGAGTCCGACGCCTTGGTATCAGGCTTCTTAACGTCCTTGGCCTTGATGACCTTATCCTCTACAACCGCACCGGGCTTGGAGGTGTTATCAACAGGCTTCTTAACGACGGTCTGGGCAGACGCGGACAGCGCCGCCGCAGCAAACAGCGAGAAAACTAGGAACTTACGAAGATGCTTCATTTTAGTACCTCCAGGGTGGACACCAAGAGTGACTCTTGGTTGTTATTAACTGGTTGATCCTACTATAGAAACCACTCCATTGCCACTACGAGATACGCTCTAGTTCAACATCTACCTGCCAGTAGGCTTCGGAGTTAGCGGAAGCTGTGGCATCCCCAGCTACATACGTTTCCTTGGGGGGTTTAGAGAACCGGTAACCTGCCGGTACGTTGTACTCTCGTAAATCCACCCAATCAAATGGTAGCACTTCTTGAAGCGTAGTCCAATAGAAGTTTTGAAAAATATCTCTCTGGGTTTTAGTTAGAACCAGGGGGAACGTTACGGTTTCGTACTTGCCGAAGAACCTTCTCCTAGACTTGCCGAACCCGGTCTTAGAGTCGGGCCGGATAGCGTTATCATGCAGGGTGTAGCTGGGCTCCCCCTCCGCAAAGGGGGAAGGTAACCCGGAGGGCCAACTAGCCACGATTAACGCCCTTCCTAGAGGCCCCGAAGGTGGACTGAATGGACTGACCTACCATGCCGTTGTTGCGGATGTCCTGGGCGACCTTACCGATTACGATGTTGATGATTTCAGATCCGTCAGGCTGCTTAATCTTCTCCGTGGACGTTTCCTGGCCTGTGTTATTGATGACATTGACGGTGGTTTCCCCGCCGCCGCCCTCAGACCCGGAAAGAGCCCGGGTGCCACCACTAACGAGACCACCTTCGGAGAACCTGCGTACCGCAGGAATGGTGGGTGCTAGTTGCTGAGAATTTAACTTGTCGAAGAACGAGACACCGTACTTCTGCACCGCCGCAGCCTGTACGATGAATTCCCCGTTGGACACCAGAGCAGGGATGCTGTCAGAGGTTCCCGTCCCCGGCCCGAAGATCGCCCCGCCGTCTGCGCGGCGCTGAACGCCGACAGGGGCGGCTAGGGAGTTAAACCTCTCAAGGAATTCCCCGCCGTACTTCTGAACAGTAGATGCTTTAATGACGTAAGATCCAGCAGGGAGGCGCGTGGGGATGCTATCAGAGGTGGAAGTTCCTGGGCCGCGAATCATCCCCCCTTCGGCCCTGCGGAGGAAGGTGCTGACCGGAGTTCCTGCAATCGATTGCAGAACCGGGGCAGACCATGAGTTGATTTTATTGAGGAAGACCTCTCCGTACTTACGCACGATTTCGGGCTTGATAACGTAGCCCTCGTTCGGCACGCGGACAGAGATATTCTCTGCGGCGGCACCGGGTAGAACTTCCCGGCTGGCCTTGCTGAGAACATATTCGGTGAAGGAGTTAACGGAGGTATCCTTGGAGTTCTTCACCGAATCATTCTTGGCAAGGCGGTAGTAATCCTCCCAGGACTTCTGGACTACGTGGAAAGTGTAATCCCGCAGGGTGGATTCCTTGTAGTTCTTGAGGGAGTCAACCCCGTAGTTCTTTACAGAGTCCTCACGGTAGGACCGGAGGACGTTCTCTACGTAGTTTTCGGAGTGGTCATTGCTGAACTGCTTTAACACCTGCTCCGCAGACGTAGAAGAGAGGCTATCGAGGGTGGTGTTTTCGGCCCCCGACTTGGACAGCTTGGAGTACGTATCCCAGGACTTACGGAGAACGTGTTCCGTGTACGAGACTAGGTTCTCCTCGTTGACGCGCCGCAGGATAGTCTCGGAGGAAGCCTTTTCCGCCGTATCCTTGGCGGCACGCAGGGCCTTCTCCTGGGAGGTACGAAGGGTATCCTCGCTGATCTTCTTGGTAGAGATTTCGCTGACAGCCTTGGTGGACGTATCCTGGGCGGTCCTACGAACGGACTCTAGGTAATTCTTCTCCTGTTCAGCGGAGTCGCGCCGCCGAGTTTCCGTGCTGGACACCGAAGAAGAAGCATCCTTGGACAGCCGCTCCGCGCTTTCCTTAGAGGTCTTTACAGCCGATTCTACGGAATCCCGCAGGATCTCCTCGTGCAGTTTCTTGGACGAATCGTCCCGGGAGGTCTTAAGAGAATCGTCGTGCGAGGTCTTAGACGAGGTTTCCCGCGAGGTCTTAGCAGAGTCGTCACGGGAGGTCCGTAGGGCACTCTCGCGGACGTTACGTAGGGCCTCCTCGCGGGCGTCCTTGCGGGTAATCTCTTCGCGGAGTTCCCGCGCTTCCTTGTTGGTAACCTCCGTTAAGTTCGTGTTCTCGGTGCGAGCGGTGTTCTCGTTGAGATCAACGCGGGTCGAACGGCGGGCACTCTCCTCTAGAGAACTTACCTTAACGTCCCGGGCGTCCTTACGAGACTTCTCATCGGAGGTAGTAGAGGAGGAAGCCGTGCGCCTGTCTGTATTGGTATTACTGCCTACCCAGGAGACTTCCTCCTTGGACTTCTTCAGAACATTCTCGGTGTAGTTCTTGAGAATATCCTGGGCGTAGGTGCTCTTGGCGGTCTTGGAAGAATCCTCCGACGATACGGTCGAGGAATCCTTCTTCACCGAGGTCAGGTACTTCTCCCTGAAGGTCTTTAGAGACTCATCATGGGTGGAGCTATCGACCTTATCGAACGACAGGGTGTTGTACCGTTCGATGGCCTCTAGCGAGGAGGTGACCGCGCTGGCGATTACCTTGGAGGGCGGCGTGTACGACGGGCGCTGCTCTACCACTACCGGGGCGGCAATCGTTGCACCGGGGGCCGCGATGAATCCGCCCTCTGCCCGCCGCTGAACCCGTGGGGCGCGGGAGAAGCCCTTGGCGGGATCCTCCTGCGTGGATAGATCCTGAGAGTTTACCTTGTCGAAAAATTCCTTGCCGTACTTCTGCACAGCAGAAGCCTGGATTACGAACTCCCCATTCGACAGGAGCATCGGGATACTATCGGAAGTAGAAGTCCCCGGCCCACGGATTAACCCGCCGGTAGCCGCCCTACCGGAATTGACGATAGAGGAGGGTACTGGTGCGGTGGTATCCGGTGTGGAGTCAGAACCACTCATTATGGAGGTGGTTACTAACTTGGCGAGTTTGGTCAAAGCCTCAAGGATCTGAGAGGAGGCCAACTCTGCAATCATTTTCTGAAGGGCCTTAGAGAAGGCTTCAGCCATGCTCTCAAACGCGAGGGAAACAGAGCTGGTGTTCTTCTGCCACTCTAGGAGGGCGCGGTTGTACTGCTCAGTCCCCTCTTTAACCCCGGACTTCTTCAACTTGGCGACAAACTCCGCTTCTTTCCTCTCCTTCAACGCATCTCTAGCTTCATTGCTAACAACGTTATAGATTTCGGAGGCGAGGAACGTTTCCATGTTCCTCTGCGCCTGGATCATAAACTGGGACATCGCGCTAGCGTGCTTTTCGGCCGCAGCATCGGTGTCCTTGAAGCCCTGAATCATTATCGCAAACCACTGCTCGTATTCAGCCGTGGTGGTATCTACCGCGCCCGCGCCTAAGTCGCCCGCCTTGATCTTCGCGGCACGTTCGGAGAGTAACTTCTCGAACTCAGCAATCTTCGCGTCTACCTGAAGCCGGGTGGTCTTAGTAGTGGCCTGGGAGGTTTCTGCCTTTCCGAACTGGCGTAGGAAATCCTCGATGGTTTTACGCGATGCGGCGTCTAGTTCCTCGGCCTTCTTGGCGACATTGATATCAAATTCAGTCCTGGCCTCCCGGGCAGATTGGGTGGTTTCAGCCTCAGAGGTGATTCCCTGCCCTAGCCAGGGCGGATTCGGATCATTCTTCCCGAATCGGGATAGATCATTCAGAGAATACGTGGTCCCATTGGCGGCAGGCGAGATAGTAGAACGCTTGATCTTGTCAACAGCCTCCCTAGAAGCCGTGGCCTGCTGATACGCCTCGTTCTCTTGACTAAGTTTGTCAAGGTACTCGTCCTGCAACCGATTGCGCTCCTTGTCAGTAAGGTTCGCAGCGGCCTTGGTATCGAACTCGGTCTTTAGCCCCGCAAGGATCTGACCATGCTTGGTATCAAGCATTTCCTGCGTGATTTCGCCACCTGCGGGCTGAACAAACGTGCCTTCCGGCGGGGGGATGATCGGGGTAGGGATCTTGGGGAGTTCAGTATTGGGTAGGAGCTTGATCGTCCACGGGACGGTCGTGCCCTTGATCCCGGCAGAGATCAGGTTTTCGTTGATAATCTTGGTAAGTTTATCAATCTCAGCATGAACCTTGAGAATCTCAACCTGGGTAACCCCGGTGGTTTTGGTAGCTAACCCCTCCGGTGAATACTTGGCGCGGAGTTCTGCCAGCTTCTCCTTGGCGTCATCGGACGCCTTCTTCTTCTCCTCGTCCCGGGCATGAGCGGCTGCGGCTGCATACCTGTTTAGCGCGGCGGTTAGATCGTCAGTTTCCTGGGCTCGCTTCTTCGGATCCGCAATGACATACCGGAGTTCCTCAGTAAAGCGGGAGGGGTCGGTGGCCGAGGGAACCTTCTTAAGCTGCTGAAGATTGATTTCCTCAATCCTCCGTACCCGCTCAGTCTCGATGTCCTCGATTGTCTTGGAATACTTTACATCCGCCGCAGACATCGTGAGCTTGCTGTTACCTAACTCCCGAGTCTTCTTGTTAATTAACTCAAGGGAGTCGAACACCTTACGGTTCTGATCAAGCTCCTTCTTGTTCCATTCGATAGCGACTTTTCCAAGGGTTAGTCTATCGGCATCCCTGATGTTTGCGTAGGATTCGATGCCCTTCCAATAAGAGGAAGTGGCAGAGGCCATATTGCGGGTGTATTCCTGCACCGCCGCCTTAAGCTCTGCCTGATTCCCGTTCGCCTTCTTTAGCTGCTCCGTGTATAGCCGGGTAGCTATATCCCACGCCGCGTACGTGTTCTGTAGGGTGTCCTTGGGGGTCATAACGGACGGCTTGTCCTTAGACCCGGAGATGTGCTCCATCGCGGACTGAGCGTCCGTTAAAACTTTCAGGCTTCGGGAAAACTCATCCCCTAAATCCGTCAGCTTCTTACTTTCTTTGGCGTAAGACTCGGAGATTCCCCGCCGAACTAGTGCTTCTTTCTCCTGTAATTCTACAATCTTCTTAAGAGCATCCCGCTTCTGCTCAAGGACGACAATCTCGTTTTCGGTTACGTTCGCGGTTACTGTAGCTCCGCCCTCTTCCGAACCGAGTTCAGAAGTGACGATTTTCTGGGGACCAGCCTTCTTAGCAGCAATCTCGAATTCAAGACCCTTGAGAACATCTCGCTGCTTCTTAACCTCGTCATCGAAGGTCTTGACTCCCAGGACGAGGGGGTCACCGGTAAGGTCGTTCAGTTCCTTACGGGCCTTGATTAAGTTCTTGGTAGCTTCCTCTAGTTCGGTAGTCCTAGTAGCGAGGTACCAAAGGCCAGCAGCGGCAGCGATAGTTACGCCGGTCCAACCGCCGATCAACGCCCACAGACCCTTCATGGCGTTGGCGGCAAAGAGGGCGGCTTTACCCTGCGCGGTAGTAGCTACAGCGGCAGCGGCGGCAGCCGCAGCAGCCCTGGCATCAGCTAACGCCTTAGCATCGGCGGCAGCCTTCGCGGCACCGGTTGCAACCGCTACCTCAGTCTGAGCGACTGCCTGTTCCGACAGGACTACATTTGTGCGAAGTACGGCTGCGCTGTATTCCCCTTCAGCCGCAGCCGCCGCAACCTTAGCGGCGGTAGCCGCCTCAGTAACAGGCACAGTTGTCGCGGCCAAGAGCCGAGAGGCGCGGAGCCTATCCTCCGCTAATGCCTCGTCAATAGTGGCTAGGACTGACTGTTCCTTAGCTAGAACTAGGTCTTCTTCCGCAGCGGCAAGAACCTCAGTGGCGGTTGCGTTGGCGGCTAACCCTACCTGCTGGGCGGGTAACGTTCCAGCAAGAGCCGACGCCCTAGCAACCTCTGCGGCGCTGAGTTCATTAACGGCAATCTTACTAAGGTTGGTAGCCTCCGCGTACTCTTTTTCTGCAAGTACGAGCGCGGCGCGAGTTTCTACGGACGCAATCACCGCCGGGGGAGGTGTAGCAGCTACCGACAACATAGAAGTTGTCGAAGCGGCCTTAGCCTTGGCAATATCTAGGGCTTCCCTTGCAAGCGCCTGCTCCTGTAGGTCGCGGGTCAGATTGCGGGTAGCAATCCCTTCCATTCTCTCAGCTTCGATAAGCTCGTTGGTCTTCCAATTCTTATGCTCACCGTTCATCGCCTTTTCGGCGGCGATGCGTTCCTGAGTCATCGCGGCAGCGAATGCCTGTTGCTCGGTCACTACGGCAACGGCTGCGGCGTATTCTTTTTCCGCGAGAGTCAGCGCGGCCTTGGCCTGGACTGCCGCAGCAACGGTAGCGTTGGGTGCCTGCGTGCCCTGTATAGGGGAGGCTACGATGGTGGGCGTGGCCGTTTGGGCGGCGACTGCCTTGTTGGCGTTTGCTGCTGAAACCCGAGCAGCATTACGTAACTCTACTTCGGCCTCGATCTCCTTCTTCTTTAATGCAACGGCTTCGAGGGACCGCTCTTTACGGGCGATAGCCTGGGCTTCAGCCGCAGCCGCAGTTTCGGCCTCGGCTATAGCCTTTGTATTCGCCGCATCAGCCGCGCCCTTAGTGAATACAAACTGCTCGTTAAGGGCACCGGTAACCTTCTTGAGACTGTCGAACACTAAGTTGAGGGAATGAGAGGCGGCTAGAGATGCGGCG